CACTCGAGTATCAAATTCGCTCTACACTTAAGTTCTCCTCACTTCATATTATTATAATACACCATAAAATGATTTTTGTAAACGGATTGACAAAAATGAAATAAATGATATGATATAGGCAGCGAGTGTGAGAATCTTGAGTGTTGGCTTCAGTGTAGTGAGCTTAACTGTATTCGAAACAGAATTCACCAACACTCCCGGCTCCCCGCTATTCCCGGACCTCAATTATATTCTATCAAGAACTGAATAAATGTCAACAGACTTGAGTGAAAAAAATTTTGTGCTCAAGTTCACTTTTTTAGTTTACAATTATTCGATTTGATGATAGAATCTAACTATAGTCAATGAGGAGAGACAATATGACTAAAGAAGAAACCCGTGAACTCGACCTAATTATTTGTCATCGCATTGAAGAGGTTTATGAAGATGTTGAAGCGGGTAGAGTTTATGGCGAAAATTTCACTCGAGCTGATATGATCAATGATCTTACAGACGTGCTTGGTGATTGGTGCTATGATAAAGGTTACCGTAATGGTGAAGCTGAAGAACGTATTGTTCATTGGGTGAAAAGATACGCGTGAGGGGGTTGACATTAATTCATATCCATGATAAGATCTAACTATAGTCAATGAGGAGAGACAATATGGCTTATGTACGTCTTGGGTATAAAGGTGGGTCTGATTATAAGTTTACAGTCACGGATCTGAATGATCCACTCATCCAGGAGTGGAAGACATGGATGAAGAAGGAGAATTTGGTTCGCAGGCTCAATGAAGTGGACAATCCACCTAAGACCATAGTGTATCATAATGGTTATGCTGAGACTCGGCGGAAGCGGGTGTTCATGAGAATTCGTCCTCGGCTTGGCAAGAATAACCCTAATGCTAAGCTGTATCGTCGTGGCGGTGTACACTATCGGTCAAGCGTGCTCGATATTAAGCCTGAGCATGGCACTCGATTCGACGTATACGTAGGGGACCGAACTTTGTACAAAAAAGTTTCGAACAGGGATTGACATTAATTAGATCTTATTATAAGATCTATATATGGTCAATGAGGAGAGACAAATGACTACCGCTATCACTTTCGAAGTATTCTCTGAGTTCGCAAAAGCAAATGGCTTCGAGCCAGTCAAGCAGGGCAATACCAACTTCCTGATCCGGACCAAGCATAATGCTAAGATAGAAGTCAAGACTTCGTCTGGAGTATTTGTTATTGGATACGGTATGCCCAAGGTTGCATTCCCTACTGCAATGGATCTGGTCAAGGCCAATGGCTTCAGCGTAGTCAAGGAAGCCTCTGGGTATGCTAATCTTAAGTTTACGTGCCTTGACGATATTATTGGTCTGGCTATGCAAGTGGATGAGGCCATCGAATCTGTCAAAGGTGCAGCCAAGACACCTAAAGCTAAGAACATCCACGCCGAGTCCAACAAGCTTATTGCCAAGGCCATCAAGTCCGGTGCCATCAAGGTGCCTGAGGTTAAGGTAACCAAGTCTCCGGAAGAGATCGAGCGCATCCGGGCAGCTAATCTGGCTAAGATGCAGGAGATTACAGCTCGGCATAAGAAGCTTAAGAAAGAGTATATGAAAGGCCAAGTTGCCGATGAGGAAGCTGCAGGCCACACTGGTGTTGAAGATTTCAATGCCGAAGAGGCAAAGGCTGAGGTTGCTGCCATCCTGAACAATCAGGGCCTGATCAGGGTTGTGCCAAAGTTCCTCCAGTACTAAAAAGGAGGTTGACATTAATTAGAATCGATGATAGAATAGTACTATAAATTGGAGATGAGTTAATGTCAACTTTCGACTGTATGGTCCTGTTTGGGCCGGTTCTTGTGTTCGTTATGTTTATGGCCGTGTGCTTTGGCGTCCACCACTATATGGAGAATCGTAATGGCTGAGCTGTTCAAACCGGAAGATCTGCACTTTGAGGGAATGGATCTCGAAGTAGCCAAGGATCGGGCAACACGACTTATCCACGAGTCTAATACTAAAGCCACTAAGAAGCAGAACTTGCTTCGCGATATATCCAATGCTCCGACTGCAGTCGAGGTTCAGCGGATCATGTGGCAGTCTATGCTGTCTGGTTCAGGCTTGGGTACTATTGGTTCGAAATGGCAGAGTCTACACAAATTGGCCTCGGGGTGATCTCTCTCTCCTCGTAATCCCCTGGCCAAAGGGGAGGGGGTCAGAAAAAAGTTGCAAAAGTGCATTTTCTGACCCCCGGACCGGTTGACATTAATTCGGAATCGGTATAAGATCTATATATGGAGTATTGATATGATTACCGTATACGAAGACGACGACTTGGGCTTTCGAGTCAAGTGGAACCAGGACACGGCCTTCCAGGTCTGGCATGGAGATCAAGAAGTAGACTACTTCTCTACAATGGAGCAGGTCAACCTTCCAGGAGCCATCAACCTGGCCATGGACTACTGCAAACGGACTTATGGATTTCTCATGGAGAGCATCGATGGTTGAGATCCAAGTTCAAGTCAACGGTGTATGGCAAACGTTTTCGTACATCGTCAACGACCCTCAGTTTTACCTTAATGAGATGCGGAATGCACAAGCATCCTATCCTTCTCATAGGGTACGAACAGTAGATGAGAATGGCCGACTCATCGATATGCTGTAACCTTTGGCCAACCTTAACAATGGAGATATTTGAATGAATACTACTAAGGAAGCACGTCTACTCGCAGCGCTTGAGTCTGGTGAGAAGCTAACACGAGCACAGATCGCTGCTCGATTCGGCATCAAGAACCCGACTGCTGCTATTACCAACCTACGTTCGAAGGGCAATGCCATCTATCACAACGAGCGGAAGACTCGGAAGAGCTTCTATCGTCTCGGTAAGCCAAGCAAGGCTGTAGTTGCTGCTGGTTATGCTGCACTTGGTGCTGTTGCTTCGAAGATGGTCTAATCTTATCACAGGGTAGGATTATCGTCAACGCAAGTTGCGAGTGATCCTACCCTTCACCCTTCGTAATAGAGAAGCTGGTGAAGTGCCGAATGGGTTCCCATCCATACTCAGCCCCCACCCTATAATTGCTTCTGTATAATTCAATCGCGCAGCTCTGATTACCCTGTTATTAATAGAGACTGAGTGTTTTTTCTGAACCGAGGGCTTCAAATTTTTTTTTCCGGAAAATTCACCTCGATACCCGTGAATGTAATGAATTCGTCGTATAGTACAAAGAAGATACAGAGAGTACTTAATGTACTTTCTAATATAGCATATGATGTTGAGAGAGTGGCTAATGCAAGATTGGCCGCTTGTTTGTTGTATAAGAATGAATTTGTATCTATTGGTACTAATAAGTTTAAGTCACACCCTTTTCAGGCAAAGTATTCTAAGAATGAAGAGGCAATATATCTCCATGCAGAGACTGATGCTATTAAGAATGCTTTGAGAGTATTGAATACAGATCAGTTATCGAAATGTACACTGTTTGTATGTAGAGTAAAGCAAGATGGTTCATTCGGATTGGCGAAGCCATGTGAAGGATGTACACGTGCTATTGCTACCTTTAATATCAGGAAAGCATTCTATACTACTGGAGAAAGAGATATTATTCGTTGTTTGTAGTGGATAGAGATAGAATTCTTCTCAGAGCACCTTTAAGTTTTTCTATCTCAGGAATGTACCGATTTTCTCTAATGGATGACGCTGTATTAGAATTGTGATATCTCAGTTCATGCTGAATATCATCCTTAATCTCAATGATTTTAGATAAGGACGACACAAATTCGTCTAGAAGTTCTTCTTTAGTTTCCACCTAAGGATCTTTCTTCTTCTTTCCAATATTATATTTGGCCACAAGTTCCCACTCATTCTTCTCTTTATGAGATAAAATCTTGATGCCCGACAATGGAGCGAGAGAATCTTTTGAAGCAGGATCTACTACCTTAAGTAAACCCCAGTCCTGAAGAAGATTTGCAATCGTATTTCTCCTTGATACATCCTCATTAGACAAATTAGAAGACTTCCCATCCAAAGCAAAAAGTTCTTTAAAGTGAACTATATAATACCTACCCTGCTTATGAAGGATATGACATGATTGAAAAAGTTTTCTCTCTTTCCTTGAAGCAATACCGATACGGGTAAGGGTTTCCTTAATCTTAAGAAAATCACCCTCTTCACCTATCCTCACCTCGACTAGTGAATCTAATAAACTACTCATTCTTTTTCTTCTTTCTTATATTATATTCCCTGTACTTATTATGATTCTTAAAATGCTCCCTATGAGAAAGGGTATCACTTAACTTTTTACTCTCATCCTCTAATACTGGATAAATTGAAGAGAACTTATCATATTTATCTCTATCTAAAACTATAGAAAGTGATGCTTGATTGGCCGCTTCTATAAGCATTAAATCATCATAATGCTGTCTTGGTATTCTAATATCATCACCATTAAAAAGTTTAACAGTTACACCCTCATCAGATATATCAACGGGATCCATTAATCCTTCTGGTCTAGCAATAATTGAACATAGATATACAAGCTCTTCAACTCTATTAGAAAATAATGATTTAATAACGTCGGAATTTTTCTTTGGATCTAAAAATGCGGTTTTTGCAGTTCTAGATCCATAAAGAGCATGAAGACCAGCCGCTTCACATACCTCTTCATCAACAACTCTTTTACTCAATTCAGTATAACATGATAACATATGATCATGCATATTACCAAATGATCTGGAAGGAACTCGCATTCCGCCAAGTTCCTTTACTAGAGTTGATACTTTTTCAAAACTTTCTGTTCTTGGTGACCTAAACTTAAAGACAATAATCTGACGCATGCCTGTGTAAAATCTACCAAGCGGTCTTGGCGCGTGAAGTTTATTACCAGCAAATATAATTGCTCTATTTTTCTTCGGTAAAACTGATTTAATAATTTCACCATCTTCAAATACAGAAGTTTCACCACCCCAATCTGGATTCCATTCATCTTCAAAATTAGTATAGATAACCATAGACCATTCATCATCACGAGGTGAATCTCTATGACTATATCCATCTATGCCAAAAACATGACCATTAAAATAACATCTAATAAGTTTTTTATCTAGACCAACATATTCTGATTGTATATACTTCCACATCTTATAAAGAGAGGTATAATTTAATTCCGTCTTTTTTAATTCATCTTCAACATCAGCAACATTTGATGGCGCTGCATGGATTAATTCTACATTAAAATGACCATGATAATCAGCACTACTTTGAAGCCAACCATAAGTAAACCTAAATGATCTCACGTCATCCATTATCTCTTCGTGAAGATCGTCTGGTAAAAGATTATCTATAACTTCTATGGAATCTTTATGGAGTTCAATCATTGGTCACCTTTAAACATTTTATTCTTAAGAATCATTATTTGTGAATCATTAAGAAGATTCATTACTTCTTTTGTTTTCTTATCATTATATTTATAATATTCTTTAATAATTTCATATTTCTCAGATGGTTCAAATTTATGCCACTTGGAATATCTCTTACTCTTTTTTAACCCATGAAGATAATAGTCATATTGCAACTTATTATCAAGAATTGATAACATATTCATATCATTTGCATATAGCAATGAATCAACATGATATGACAAAGCACGATTAGTCAAGAAGGGGTTATACCCCTTCTCGCTTGTTTCATCTTCTATTAAATTTTTCTTGGTGTTATTAATAGAATTTACATAATCAAATGGTTTATATGTCATTGAAATTCACAGTCTCTCATGATTTCAGCCATGCAAGCTGATAGATTAATTTCATGATCAGCAACAAAAGCTGCTTGATACTGATATCTACCAAGAGTAACTACAAGATCCGGAATAGATCCTGGTACAAACATTTCTGATGCAGAATCATAAAAGTTTCTAAAAATAGAAGTTTGATCCACAGTTGAATTTTCAGCAACCCATTTTCTTACATTTGTAAAATTCTTGTTTTTCATATATTGAACCAATTCCTTGATAGATATATCTTGGAGATTAGTTAATATTCCAGTATCAATCTTTCCAGTGGCTGAATAGCGTTGAAGTTCATTTAACACTCTTCTCCAATCAGGAAAATACTTGGTTATAACTTCAGCAATAGCCTTTGGATCATATTCAACTTTTTCATCATCCAGTATTGTATTGACTCTTTTCATAAATTGAGCAGCCATTTTAGGCATATCAGATTTTTGAATTCTAAAATCAATAACAGAACACCTTGAATGAAGAGGTGCAATGATCTTATTCTTATAATTACATGTTAGTATAAACCCGCAATTATTTGAAAACTCTTCCATAAAGTTTCTTAAGGCTGGTTGAGTTGAATTTGCATTTAAATGATCTGCTTCATCTAGGATAACATACTTTCTTCCACCTTTAAATGAAACGGCGGATGCAAAGTTATGAATATCATTCCTAAGTGTATCAATATTACCATGCAATGAACCATTGATGATAACATAATCGCAATCCAATTCTTCAAGCATGGCGCGGGCAATTGTTGTTTTGCCCACACCAGCAGTGCCTGAAAGAAGAAGATTGGGAATATTTTTTTGTTCTACAAATTTTTTAAATGTTTCTTTTAAATCACTTGGAAGAATTGTTTCACATACTGTTTTTGGTCGATATTTTTCAACCCACAAAAATTCTTCATTCATACTATATTTTCCAATCAATTCATAGAGGAGTTAGATTCTACAGCAATGTAGTAATTTATATCAGAACCAGTAAACTTTGAAATTTTCTTTGATGAAATCTGAACTTCATAATCATCAGGAATAATCTTAATATTTTCAGCCTTAAAGATCATCTTGAAATCAATTTCAGAATTTCCAAGTTCAACTGAACAATTATCACCAACCAAACCTTTGGAGTCAACAGCCTGAATAGTTGTTTTACCTTCCTGGCCTACAAATGCAATTTCAGGCAACTGAAGCACTGACAATGCCTTCATAATAGTCTGAAGATCATCATTTGGCAATGAAACAGAGATTTCTGGGTTTGGCATCTCAATTTCTTTTTCAGGAGGTGTAATAATATTAGAAGGATCAGCAAACATATAGTTTAGCTTCTTCTTATTATCCATAATGGTAACATACTTTTCATTAATTTCAAGTTCTGGATCATTAAAAAGAGTTAATACACCAAGAAACCTTGATAGATTATAGATTGCAAAATCACTTTCAAAATTTTCAACTACTTCAGCCTTGGCCAAAATAGTCTTTGAAGGCGAAATAGTAGTAATCTTATTTCCTTGTTTAAAATAAACTGAAGGATTAATTGATGAAAAATTCTTTAAGATCTGAATTGTACGTGTAGATAGCTTCAACTTTTGCATTATATAGTTTCCTTTCACTTCTTTTTATTTAACTTACCAACATCAGCGGTTGCTGCTGCACCGATTTGTGCAAGATCAGCCAAAGAACCACCAAAGATATATGTACCAACATGTTGCATTGACATCCATGGACAGAACCAAGTTTTCATTCCAATTTCTTGGATCTTTTGACAGAACCAATAATCTTCTGATAAATATCTCTTAGACTTAGGATCTGTTTCGGCCTGGAAATACATCATGATTTCTCTAGAACCATCAAAAGCTTCTGTCCTTACATGATCAGGCTTATATGAATACTGAGGATATGCTTCAATAAACTTTTGAAGAGTCTTCTTCCTAATCATCATAAAACCAGTACCAATTTCAAGAACTTCAACTGGTTCACCTAGTGGGATCTGACCTTGATTATTCTTTGGATTAAAGACATAATCGCCAACATACTTTTCAAGAAGTTGAGGATTTTCATCAGCAATACCTTTATCAACAGCCTGCTTAATCTTTTCCCATGAAATGCATTTCTTTGGATATGGACCACCAATAACATCATATTCACTATCTTCTGTTTGAAGGCCCATAAGTGCAATAACATCTCTGGGATTAAAACCAATGTCAGAATCAATAAACATCATATGTGTTGCATCAGAACGCATAAATTCATCACAACAATAATTTCTTGCCCGAGTAATTAGAGACTCATTGAATAGAAAATAAAATTGAATTTGAATTCCATTGCTTGCACATAGAGCAGATAAATCAGCAATAGATCTAGCAAACATACCAGCACATTGACCACCATACATTGGTGTAGCAATAAAAAGTTTATTCTTTCTTAATTCATTTAGATTAAATGTCAGTTCCATTATTTTTTTCCTTATAGTGATCAACATATAAGCACATCATTACGTAATGAAGAGCTTTCATTAAATCGGCTTTATTTGAGCCATTCTTTTTGCCATATCGCCAAAGATATTTTAAAGCTGTATTTCTAAAGGTAGGAGTAGAATCACCAAGAGCAATCCATGCATCAAAGCATTCAATACTTTCTTGTTCTGTCTTGTAGTGTTCTGAATAAGTTGAATCAATATAATTCTTAAAATCGGAAATTATATTATCTTCGCAGTATTTGTATGGAACATCATTTTTTCCATAGTTCCATTGCACATCAGAATAGTGTGCATTTACTTTAATATCTTCACTCATATTTTCCTCATAACAAAGTTTCCTATATTATATATCTTTATTATATCATATTTTATTACCATTGTAAAAATATTTTTTCACTATGCAAAAAATGATTCTAATGTTGTATCCTTACCATGATTGGACCAATCTTCATGAGTCTTATTTAAATTGGATTGGAACATAAAGTCAGTTTCAACAAATTTACGATCACCAGCAAAAACTGATTTTATTTCCATTGCCATATCTTTTGATGTATCATAATGTACATTTTGACAAATATGATTTATTGATTTTTGTGGATTTAAAAGTTCAAAATCACGTGGAAGCCCCATAATATTCATCGCTTCACGATATGTTACATATCTATCTTCATATGGATGAGTTAAAACAGTTGGATAATGGCCAACAAAGGCGCCAATATAATCTTTAGGAACAATTGTTCCTCTTCTCATTATATTACCATTATTTTTTAATTTTATAAATTTTCTTTTACACTTTTCAATTTCTCTAGTATAATTATTTTTTTCCATCCAGTTTCCAACCATATTATAATCATGGCCAGCAATTTCAATTAATGATTCTACATCATTTCCTCTAACATTTTTTGTTTCTAATATATCAAAAAATTCACGATGAGTAACACCACCATGAACTTCTTCAAGTAGATAACGATAATATGGATCATCTTTTGACGGAATTTTATTATTAATTGGCTCCATTTGAAAATTGCTTTCATTATCAATTATTACATTTTCAATTTTTTTATGTGGTCTGGCAAAATAATTGATAAGAGGGCAACGTTCACCAAATTCCTTTTTATCCCAGAAAAAATAAAATGTTCTTTTACGAAATTGTGGAACACCATGATTAATGTTTTTAGTAAGATATACACTCATACTATAGCCATTTTGAAGACCAATATTTCTAAGCTTTTTAAGCATGAATTCGCCAATCTTACCAACCAGTGCTGGCGCATTTTCACCCCAAAATACCTTAGGTTTAACCTCACCAAGAATATAATTTGCGGTTTTTTCCATCCATTGATTATTTTGATTATCTTCACCTGGTTTATGATGATATTGACTAAGTCCTGCACAAGGGCAAACACTTGAAACCACATCTATTTTTGTTTTTGGCGCAGAATCACCTTTATCTAATACATAATATGGAATTTCATTATTCCAATAATTTAAAAGATGTGATTCATTATGTTTAAAAACATCATATGATAAAATATATTCTGGCTTGTCACCAAAAACATCGCTTGATGCAATAATTTCACCGCCAATAAGTGGTATAATAGTAGAATGTTTCATGAGAAAAAGCTTTCCAAACTTATTTTTTCAATTTTATTATATTCAAGACCTTGCCAATAAGGGTAATATTCCCTAGAAAGATGAACAGACTTGGGTTTTTCCATCACTTTAAAATCCATTTCACCAATTGAATTATAAAATTCTGGAGTTATCCATTCTTTTATAGTTATACCAGTTCCTTGGGACATATTTATAAGTTTTTCTTTAAAATATAATCTTGCATCATTTCTTTGTGACCAAGAGCCATAGAATGGAGTTTTTTCATACCATCCACTTTTAGGAATACTTCTACTTTCATTTTCTATTGGAAGAAGTTCATAAATGGCTTTAGTTTCCATATTAAGTTCATTAACCTGATTAATATATTTTTCTACAAGAATATTAATTGTAGACTTAATATCTTCAAATCTACATATATGATGTCTAATATCAATATTACCAAAATAATATTCAACATGCTTTACATTTGACATGTTTATAAATGAATTTAGTCCTTGTTTTAAGGCACCATGTAAAGTTTTAAATGGTACGGAGTTAACATTCCATCCTGGACGATACATGCATATTGCATGACTATCACCCATTACAAGTTTATCCCATGGACCAATTGGTTCTAATGTAATTGCTCGTTCTTGCATCTTTTTAAGATTTTCAATATCAACTTCAAGAAATTCTTTTACAACACTATCTAAATTTCCTTCACGAAGAAGATGACCATCAAGTTTATTTTTTAACATTTGAGCATAATCAGGCATATCATAATGAAGAGAATAAACTTCACCTTTAAATTTAGATATATTTCTTATATTATAAGCGTGAGGAAAGTTTTTTGTTCCACCAAAAAAATTTAAATCAGTACAATCCGCTTTTCTATCATTTCCATGATATATGTAAAGTCTATCATACTTATTAAAATCCTCTTTTTTATTTTCTTCTTTAGCTGAATCACCCTGTATTGAAGGCCTTGAAAGAGAAACATGTATATTATCACAATGATATTGTTTTAGAATATCAGCATAAATTATTCCTTGCGCGGCTCTATGACTTGCCAATTGGGACGATATAGGAATAAATGGAGCTGCAATTACACATTTCATGATAAAAATCCTTCAAGTGTATTATTTGTATCAGAATCTATTCTAGAAACTTTTCTTTTATTACACGCATTTTTATTATTACGTATTTGTAGATATATACCAAACTGGCATGAAAGAACTTCTGTACCATAATATTTTAAACTATCTTGTGGAAATGTAAAGGTATTATCAATATTCCATGCATCTGGATGAAATTCAACATTTTCAGTTAATCCAATTTCATCAGCATTTTCACGTAAAAAATAAACTGCTTCAGCATATAAAGATTTTGGTGCTTCTGGCCATATTTTATTAATTGTATATCTGGCTCCTGGTCCTGGTGCTACAAATCTTTGGTCATGATGATATTTAGCTTGTGGAATAACACTAGTTGATGTTGAACAATGAAATCCATAATATTCGCCAATACCTTTGTGTTTTGTTAAGGCTTTAAATGCATCTTTAAGATGATCAACTTCATGTAGTAATGCTTTTGCTATTCCATTATCTTTGAACGATGCAACCCATTCAATAACATCAATTGTATGAAATGGTCTATCTTTATTATCATATTTTTCTCTACAATAATTTCTAGCAGCAGCCTGAATTGGCGTATGCAATTCAGTAGTTCCCCATACTGGCTTTTTATTAATTTTTGTTTCTTTTTCTACAGTGCTTCGTAACCATTTAATATAATCTTGATTGTCATTTGCCACTTCATCAAAATCAACAAAACAATTATTTGGATCTAAAGATCCTGTTATAGTTTGATGTACACCACGAGCACCATAAAAATGTGAAATAATGGTATTACCAAGAACATTAAATTCACTCATAGGATGTTTTACTATAACTTGACAAATATAACGCATTCGATCATCAAGAGTAATAGTTGGATGGAAATATTCTACATCCTCGCCTAATCCCCAATCTTCTTGTCCAAAGCGATTTACCGCTTCATATTTTTCTTTAATAAATCCATAATTAATACAAGCTCTTTTATTAATTTTGTGTAAAAACCAATTAAAGTCTTTCATTAATTCTTTATCAAAATTATACCAATTATAATTATAATTATTTTCCATGCCAAACATTCTCTTTATCAACAAGATTGTGCTTTAATATAACTACATTAATTTCTGGTATTAAATTACTAATAACCTGTGCTTGAATTTCATCATCTTCAAAGTGAATACCAATTTCATATCCACTATTTAAAAGACTCCTAATAGTATTAGCTTTATGTAAACCCGAACTTTCTCTAGTTTTATCTTCAAATCTTTTATTATTATAATACACATGGTTTGAAATATTTCTAGCCATAAGCATTTTTTCGGTGTAGTGTCTTTCTTCAAAAGAACGACCGGTAATGATTATATCACTGGGGCCAGGAAAGACCCCAGTGTATTTATCACCCATATAGATTACACCATCTATATCAAAGGTATTAATCATGGATATTATGATTCCTTACAGTTTCGGTAATCCGCCTTTCTGCTAAAGCCTTGCATTCTTCATATGCATCTTGAATCATCATCTGTGTTGGTGGAGTCTTTTGTGTAGCTGCTGAAGGTCCACGTAGAGAACCAACAAGTCCTAGTTCTTTAGCAACCTGAAGATATCTAATAGCATCAATAACAACACCAGCAGAATTGGGTGAATCTTGTACTGATAAACGGGCATCAAAAATTACTGGCGCGCCACCAAATCCTTCAGCTTCAATTCTAAAATGTGCAATCTTATTATCCTGATGATAAGGAATATAGCTTGATGGTCCAGCATAAATGCCATTCTTTGGAACCGGGATTCCACGAATATCATTTTGTGATCTAATTACATTTTCCTTAGAAATCTTTTTGCTAGCAAGTCGACTCTGATCCATCATATTAAGAAAATCAGTATTACCACCATGATTTGTTTGTTCATGGAACTTTACTTTCATACCACGATTAAAGAATAGTTCCTGCAATGCCTGTGACATAACACTAGCACCAAGCTGGCTTCTCATATCATCGCCAATTGCAGGAATTCCTGCTTCAATTAGTCTTTTTTCCCAATATGGGTCTGAAACAATGAATACTGGAATACAATTGACAAAAGGAACCTTTGCTTCAATGCATGCTTCAATGTAAAAACGAGTAGCAGTTTCTGATCCAACTGGTAAGTAATTAAGAAGAACATCAACCTTATTATCACGAAGATTTTTAATAATTTCTTCCTTGGATGGTTCAGGATCTTTTGTTACTCTAAAAGATTCATCTTCTGGCATATTAAGCATGTGTGGTGCAACACCATCATACAAAGCACCACGCTTCACTATGGTATTTGAACAAACTTTTTCAATATTTTGACGTGATACTTCAAAATCCATTGCGCAATTTGGCTTTGCAAAAATAGCATCAGCAAGCTTTCTACCAACTTTGCGAGTATCAATGTCATATGCCAAAACAAATTCAATATTTTCAGCCTTATAGCCTCCAATATTTTCAAATGCAAGCCCATCAACACGTGAAGTTGCACTATATAGTGCAACACCTTCAACTAGAGATTTTGCACAGTTACCAACGCCAACAATGGCTACACGAATATTATTCATTTTTTACCCTTTCTTTTATATCAGTTTTTTAATGAGAGAAATTTGACTGGGGGCCCAGAGTAGCTCTCAGTGTATTTAGTGATTTACTTTTCATAATTATTAAATTTCACTCCAGCTTCATCAAACATATTAGCCGTATCTTCAAAAGAATTTCTCCATCTATCATCAATACTAGATGGATAACACATAATTACTCTTTTTATTCCTACTTGAATAACGCCTTTAGCACATTCGGAACATACAGGAAGACCATAAACATATAAAGTAGAATTTTCCAATGAAACTCCATTATAGCTGGCATTGTATATGCAATTCATTTCTGAATGAACTACATATTTTAGTTTTGTTGGTCTATCATTTAATCTTTCATTTGAATCTTGAATTCCTCTTGGTAACCCATTATATCCTTGGGTTAATATTTGACCTTTTGATCCAACAACTATAGAACCCACTTTTGTACTTGGATCTTTTGACCATGTAGAAATCAATTGAGCCATTTCCAAATATCGATAATCCCATTTATGTATGGGTCTTGAACCTATTCGCATTATTTTACCAAATGAAAGTGTTTTTCATAAACATGTAAAGAACCAACATTCCAATGAATATCGCCATATTCAATATTAAGATCGTCTGCAAGTTTTTCATGTATTTGATTTTGCCAGGCAAAATCATTTTTATATCCAAAGATAACATCATTGGATCTCATTTGAACAATTGTTTGAAGTTTATTATTTCTAATCATATACTGAACAGCATTTGTACACATAAAATCTGAACGACCATTATCATTATAATCATACCACATAGTTGGACGAGTATAAATCATAATTGCTCGGCGAGATTCTGGTGAAGTTTTAAGTTCATTTAAAACTTTATCATACTGACTAAAATTTTCTGGAGAAAAAATACACCAACCATAATTGGAATTAATATATCCATCTTTATCAGCAACTAGTTTCCAAACTGCTGGAGGACCGCCTGGAATATCATTTACATTCAATGATTCTGAATAATACCAACTTAATTCACGTAAAACATAATCATAATTAACTGTACCAAAAATACATGATTCATTAGCAATAAAAGAAGCATTAGGTATTTCAACTATCTTAACACCACTTTTATCTGTAACAAACTGCTTCTCATCAAGAAGTCTTTTGAATTCTTCTCGAATATCAGCAACTGTATTTCTATTAAACATTCTTTATCTTTCTATTCAAGAAATCACGATCTGTATTTTGGCCATCAATCTTACCACGAGAGTAAGAAACAAAGAATGAAGCATAGTTTACAAGATCTTTTGCAGAATCTTCTAGTGATTCAAAGTTTGGCTTATAATCTGGATCATTAACCATTGCGTCCATTACCGATCGCATTCTAAGAATTTTGCCATGCATGGTATCAAGAATTGTCAAGCAACCATTTGGGTAATAATCAGCCTGTCTAATAACAGAATTAGGATTCTGATAATCATTTGATTTCTTAAGCTGTAAATCAATACACTCTTGAAGAACTTTTACTGATTCTTTTTCACTCATTATGAGAATCTCCTATGATTAGATATACTTTTTGAGTTTTCTAGCAGAATATTAGATAATTCTATACTAATTTCAGTTAAAGGTAAACACTTATTTAGCATATATCCTCTGCATGGTGTTCCATCATTTTTATAAAACATTTTCCAAGAGTTTTTATGATCTGTACTTAAATATAATATAGATTTTTCATTTTTAGATTCTGGAATTTTTATAAAAAATAGTAAATCTACATTATCCAATTTGTTCCACATGGTTTGTGTTTTATTCTGTCCAACCCAAAAACTTTTTGTTTTATTATTAAGACGAAAAGTTTTCACTTCATAAGTCATATCACCAATACAACCATCTTTTTTAGAATCATACCAATCTTTTGATCTAATAGCATTAATAAAAAAGTTATTAACTACTTCTTCACCAATATTGCCAATATTGAATCTTGTATCAAACATTATTAAAATACCTTAGTCAAAATTCCATGATTATTTTCATGTGAAGGCGCTACCCATCCCAGTGGCTTAATAAGATCAGGTAAACCAAGAGGATTAGGACGTTCTGGCTTAACACCAACTTCTTTATTCATATTTGCCTTAAGAACTTCATCCCATGCTTTATATGAATCTACTTTAAAACAATCAAGTGTTCCAATTGCTACAACACATAAATCAATAAGAGCATCTACAACATCTTCAGCAGATTTTGCTGTTTTCATCTCATCAAGTTCTTCTTGGAGAAAATTAATCCTAAATTGAAGAAAAGTTTTAAGCTTTTCTTTATCCATTTTTTCCATAACAGGATGAACATTATAATGTTCATGCATTATTGCAATATCATTTACCCAATTATATCCCATTTTATATCCACTCCGGTTTTTCTCGATTAGTCCACTTATGCATATTAGATTTACCTATCTTATAATAGTTTCTATAATTTGTCAATGGATCATCTGATATTTTGTATTCATCTGCCATAGCTGATGGCATAGGAGTCCAGTCCCATTCTTTTAAATTATTTGGTGGTGATTGAAGCATATAACTAAGATCGCCAAAACACTTATGAGTTTTTTCATACCTATGTGTATATTCTTGCATAAGAGCAAAGAAATGATCAACAAGCCAGTTATAGTTTTCAACTGATTCTCTACACCAAACAGCCGATGGATGATTTATATGAGTTGCTGTATATATAACTTCATCTCTAGAATCATCAAGAATCCATCGCCGAACTTTACGCCCAGTCTTTGATTTACCTTCAACTTCTCGGCCATCTAAAATTCTATGTGCAGTTGATAATAGTTGTGCTGATTCTAGAATCATTTTCACAACATGTTTGTCAACCATCCATTGCGCTGCTTGGATTGGATCTTCATCAATGTAGAATATATTCATTACCAACTTCCATTATCAATGATAAAAGATATACGTACCATTATACATTTTATATGTAAAAAGTACATACCAGGATCCATTTGTGTAGGTCCATTATAATCAATCATAAATCCCCATTGAAACGGATTTAGATTCAACGCTATTTGAATATTACTATATCTCAAATAATCAAACATGTCAACTGGCTTTCTTTAAGCCTTTTTCCAAATGGTATCTATTTGCTCTCGAAGTGAATAGAATTCCTTCAAGATGATCATACTCATGCTGAAATATTCTAGCAGTAATTCCAGAAAATTTATGAGTTACAACTTCACTATTTGGCATTTGAAATCTAACTTTTATATTCTGTGGTCTTTTTACTTTTAGAACTAAATTTGGAAAAGTTAAACATCCTTCTTCTAGATATATTTGTTTTTCTCCATAATCTATTATTCTTGGATTAAAGCAAACAAAATTTTCAGGATGTCCTCTCATAGCAAATACTCTTTGAGACAATCCTATTTGAGGACCAGCAATTCCTAATGCATTATTATCATACATAAACTTTACAATATTATGAGCAAATTCAATTGGATCAAATGGTGGATCATTAAAATCAAATTGCTCAGCCTTTTGTCTTAATGTAGGGCTATTCTTATCAATCAAATTAAACATCTTTACCTCAAGCTGCAATTCTACTAAAGTTTTTTATCTTTTCAAATTTTAAAACACTTTCAAATTTTTCAAATAGTTGATCAGTCTTATGACTAATAATAAATGTATTTGTATCCTTTGTCAATTGATTTAGTATTTTCATAAATTCTTCTGTACCATTTGAATCTAATGAAGAATCAAATACCTCATCCATTATTAAAAGATTTGTATTAATTGAATTTCTTAGCTTTGATACTGCTCTCCAAGTAAAAAGAATTGCAAGATTAATTCTCATCTTTTCGCCTTCAGAAAAAGATGAGTAACTAAATTTATCTCTAAATCTAGACTTAATAGTTTCTTCAAATTGTTCATTTAATTCAAAATGACACATAAATTCCATTGAAGAAAGATACTTATTAATAAGTTTATTAATTACTGGAATATATTGTTTTACTATTTTAGATTTAATACCGCCATCTTTTAAAATTGCTGATGCATATCCATATGTCTTTCTTTCTTCTTGCAATTCATTAAAAAGTAAAGAAAAGTCTTCAAGATTAGAATTGAGTTGTTTGAGTTTATCAGTTTCATCTTCTTTATTTGTATTTTTAATATTCTTTATTTCTTTTTCTAATTGCTCACGATAAGAATTTAATGAATCAATCTTTGTATTTAAAATATGCGATTGCATATTCAACTCACTCAATTGTTCATTTAATTTCATTATTTCTTTTACTTTAGATTCAATTTCATTATATTGTTCAATAAGAAGACTTAAACCAGATTCAACTTCATTAACCTCAATATTTTTATTTTCTACAGTTTCACATTTAAATATGTTATCAATTTCTTGTTTACAAGTTGGACAATTATCATGCTCATTAAAAAATTTAATTTCACCATTAAGTATATCAAGTTTTGCTTCAATTTGATGTTTTAGAGAAGTTAATTTTTTTAACTTCTTATTAAAATTATCTAGATCAGTTGTCTTTTCTTTTAAAGATTCTATATTTTTCTTTATATCATAAATCTTATTCATATAATCTTCTGTTTGTTTTAAAGTATCTAAAAGTATACTTTTTTTCTCATCAATAATCTTTTCGTTATTTTGTTTTTTCTCAATTATATGTTCTTTAACTAGATTAATTTTTTCTTTGATTAGTTCTATATCATTTTCACATACAAGCAAAGATTTATTATTTGTAGAAACTTTTTCTTTTAAAAGAGAATTCATTGTAGTAAAAATTTGAAGATCTAATAAATCTTCGATTATTTCTCTTCTTTGTCCAGTAGGAAGTTGCATAAATGGAACAAATGATGCTGATCCAAGAACAACAACTTGACAAAATGATTTATAATTAATCTTTAGAATTTGCTTTTCTAAAATTTCTTGATAATCTTTACTATCAGCACTTTGATTTAACAAAGATCCATTTTTATGGACTTCAAAAATACCAGGCTTAATTCCTCTAATAATTTTATATTCATTATTAGAAATAGAAAATTCAATTTCTACAACAAGATTTTTTTCTGTTATAGAATTCATAAGTTGTGGTTTATTAATTTTTCTAAATGGTTTATTAAAAAGCGCAAAAGTTAAAGCATCTAGTATAGTAGATTTTCCAGCACCATTTTCGCCAACAATTAAGGTTGCGTTGCTTTTATTAAGATCAATTTCAGTAAAAACATTACCAGTTGATAAAAAGTTTTTCCATCTCAATTTTTTAAATAATATCATCCTAGACTCATTGCTTCATTATATAAATTTAACATTGTGTTTTGTAATCTCTTTTTATTAAAAGATTCAGAATTTAGTTGATCTATATAATTTCTAAAAATGGTTATTGTATCTTCTGCTTCATTAATGATATCTGTATCTTCTTCTAAATTCAAATTTAAATGATCTTCTACAACTTGTAAATCAATTGGATTTAATTTTTCAATACGATCAACAAATAAATCAAACCAGTATGGATTGTTTTTTGTTTTTACAATAATTTTTATTATTGAATTATTAAGATTATCCGTAACTTTTTCTAATATTTCATTTAAATTTTTAGATGAATCATCATACCAAATCTTTTTAAACATTTTATATGGATTTTGTATAAAGGTTAATTCTCTTGTTTCTGTATCAAAGATGTGGAATCCTCTCGGGTCATCGTAATCAGACCAAGTAAATTCAGCATGAGAACCCAGATAAAAGATATGGCCATTACTGGAACGGTGATGAAAATGACCAGACATAACCATATCAAAACGATCAAATAAACTGGAATCATCACCATGTGAAACAGGAGACCCTCGATACATCTCAAACCCTTGAATTTCGAGATGTCCCATTGCAATCTGACATTTTGTTTCATTAATAATCTCTAATGTTTCTTTTCTATTCTGATCGCATATCCATGGAATTAAAAGTATTGGAAGTCCATCAAAAAATACTTCTTTAGGACCAGTTTCATATATCGTGAAACCAGCATAATTATCATCAATTAACTCTTTTAAAGCATTGACTTCATTTGTATTTTTATAGTAAGTATCATGATTACCAGCAATAATATAAACTTTAATATTTCTATTAACTAAAGGTAATAGAAAATCTTCTCTTAATCTTTTTGCTGTGTTTATATTAATGTATTTACGACGATCAACAATATCACCAAGATGTATGACAGTATCAATTCCGTTTTTATCAAGATAAGGAAAAAATATATCATCAAGAAAAATCTTAGAATTATTAAGAAATGCAGCATTGTCATTGCGAACACCCCAATGGGTATCTGTTATCAGAGCAATTTTCATCTAATAATCTTTTTCTTTTTAAGATTGAGATTCTTGACTGTATTGTGATTATTAAGTGCATAATCACAATATTCTTTAATAGCTTCAATCCTCATAATATAGTTAAATTTTTCATTTTCGCCAATATTTAAATCGGTAAGTTTTGTTACCAAATCAACTACATTGATTGGTATTAAATGCAATCTATTAGAATTCATTTTATGCCTCACTAATAATAGTATTCTTTTTCTTTGATTTTGTCAACTTTTTTTCAAAATCTTCAACAACATGATTATTCTTATTATTACTAACATAAAGATTGTTATTTTCATCATGCCCAAATTCATGTAATAAATCATCAAATACAAACATGTTTTCCATATTTTTATGCTTTATATATGTTTGTTTTTTTTCTTTCGAAATTCTTCTAATAAAGGCATTAAAAGCAATTTGTGTAAAATATGCAAATGGATTATTAGATCTATCTGGTTTAAAGTTATTAACTGCTGCCAAACAATTTTCTATACCATCACATATCATTTCTTCTTTATATGTGTAATTAATAAAATTATGCTTATATGACAATCTATTGCATATAAGCATAATGCTTTCACCAACATATTCCGGAATACGTGGGAGTTCTTCATTATTTTCTTTGGATTTATCATAACTTTCTTTATATGTTTTCATTGTTTCAAATAAAGTTTTGTTATTTACATAATGTGTTGTTTTTCTCATTTTAATGTGCCGTGTTACTAACTGGTGTTAAAATATTAACTTTTTTCTTTTTACTTTTATCAAATTGTTGATTTATATAAGAGTCTAAAGATTCAGTTGAATTATCCAATGATAGATTAAATTTAATATCACCTATTTTTTCAAGGTATTCTTTAAATTTTAAATAATAATTTACAATATTCATTGATGCATAATTATAAAACACAACTTGTCTTTTGTCAATATAAATGTTCTCATGACTTAAAGAATATACATCATATCTTGAAAAATTTAAAGAAATTGCACCATTCATATAATGTTCTTCTACTAGAAGAGGATCACTAACACATAAGAAAAATTCATTTTCAAATAGCATATATGTAATTATATCTTCATTATTAGAAAGTTTTATTTGTACAAACTCATTGATTTCATGTAGATCACTCATATATTTAATCCAATCTTATAAATTTTATAATCAAACTTTTCTTCATTGTATATTTTCATTCTTTCAATAAAATGAAGAAGCGTATGATTTTTTCTAGATTTCCATGATATATCATCTGCTATATCATATAATGTACTTTCAGTTTTTGTTTCGGATCTTCTAAGTCCTCTACCAATTGATTGTAAGTTTCTTATCCTTGATTTGCTAGGCGATGCAAATATAACATTATGCAAATTCCTGATATTAATACCTGTACTAAAAGTTCCATATGAAGCGATGATAATTGTATTTGAATTTTGCTCAACAAGCTTTCTAATATTTTCTCTTTCTTCTGCATCAACGCCTCCATGTACAAAATATGTTTCTTTACCATTATTCTTTAAAAGATCATTTAGAATTCTACCATGTTTTTCAACAAATTGAAATAGTAAAAGAGAATTACCTTCAAGTGATAAAACTAAATTTTTAATAAAATTATTCCTATTGGAACAAGATACTATATAATCAATTTCATCCTGATATGAATAGTTTTTCATCATTTGTTTAATTTCATCAGGATATGATAAAATTAGCGCTTTAATTTTAAAATCTGATAAATGTTTTTGTTCAATTAATTCAGCTGTAGTTATAACCTTTTTAATAGGTCCAAATAATCCTTCTAGTACTAATTTATGAGTGTTAGTTCCATCCAATGTTCCTGTAAACCCAAATCTATATTTGCATTGATTCATTTTTTCAAGAATTGATGTAAGTGATTTGGCTTTAAATAAATGAGCTTCATCACCAATAACTACATCAAATTGAGAAAACCAATCTTTTGGCATTTTATATATACTTTGCCATGTAGATATTGTTACTAGTTTATCTGTATTTTTTTCTTGCCCAGAAAATATTTTATGTACATGTCTTTTAGAATCATATCCATAATCTTCAAAGTCAGAAGATAACTGATGTACAAGAGATGTTACTGGAACTACTATTAATGTTTTAGCATTATATAAACGATTTAATATGTAAATAATTAATGATTTACCAGAAGCTGTTGGTGATAATAAAAGAGCTCTTCTATTTCTAACAGCATGAGTAAATGCTTCAATTTGATAATCTCTTGGATATATCTTAAGGTTTAATTTATCTAAAAATTCTTTTGCTTCTTTTAAAGAAAATTCTATTGCTGTAAATTCATCAGAATAATCTAATAGATATCCTCTTTCTTTACAAAATTTTTCAACATATTCATTTAAACCAGCATATAATAATCCATTCATTTTATTAAATAAACGTATTTTACCATCCCAAAATTTGTTTCTATATGCTGGCATAAACTTATATCCAGGTACAAAAAAAGTAAAGTACTCGGATAACTCATGGGCAGTACTAACCTCACAAGATATTTTATTATAAGTTTCATCAAATTTTGAGACGTAAACTGTTTCCAATTAGTTTGCTCCCATAATAAATTTATTCCAATCTATTGCAGATTTAATATGATAACCACGATTCATTACTGATCTAATTATAGTATCTAATGCTTCTATTTTTTCGTTTTGATATGAAATTTTAAGAGTTGAATTAATTATATCTTCATCAGCTTCCATATACATTGGAATATCTGCTTTAAGAATCATTCCTTTTGCTGGGAGTTGCCAGCCTTTTTTCATTGTATCTTCAGTGTGTCCTTGAGTATAAAATTCATATTTTTCAAGTTTAAGAATTTTATATTCAGATTCGAGTTTCTTTAACTTAAGCTTTTCAGTGCTTAAAATTCTAAGATATTTACTATGTAAATTTGGAATTTTTAAAGCTTCTTCAGCTAGTTCAGTTTTATCAACTATACAATCTTGTTCCCAAGATTCTAATATTTCTTCAAGAGTCATTACAAATTCCTTACATCAAAGTTATATAATACCATAATTTATTGAATTTGTAAACGATTAAAGTTGATTTATATTGTATAAAGTGTATTTAAATGTAGCCATACATGTTAGATAATTTACATCTTCTGATGAAGTATCAAATTCAAGTTCTGATAATGCCATTGGATAACAATCTCTAAACACAATTTCATAATTAGCATTCATTGCACTTGATAATACAATAAGAGTTATATCTGAAAAAATACCTTCACCTGTATATGTTTCTTTTTGTGAAATTTCTCTATATTGATCTAATCTTTCAGGTGTTCCAAGTTGAATAAGCCAGTTATGTAGTTCTAAATAATTTTGTAGATCTTCATCTACTTTGAATTCTATAACTAAGTCAGCATATTCCATGTGTTCACCAAAGTATGGAATATTTTGTACTGGATTTGGATATGTAACATCAGGTAAACGAATTGCAGGAAGATTTACTCTCTGAATAAAGAAATTCAGATGAGGTGATCTTTTTATTTGAAACCTAAAATTAATTGGTGAAAGAAAATTCTTATTTTCAGGTGTGTTGGTTACTGCACTCATTATTTGTCTCCATTACCTTACTATTTATATTGACATTTTTTCTCTTGTTGTTATAATGATATCTAAGGACAACAAATAAAAAAAGGAGGGACCGAAGCCCCTCCAATTAAGCCGATTAACTCGGTCTTACTATTATTACATAAGGTTGTTGATGATAACCTTACGATAGTAAACATTGGTATTGACTGCAATTGCGCCAGTACCAGCAGCTGTAATTCCATCATTGAATGGGTTTGCAACCATGCCATAACGAGTCTTGAAACCAATCTTTGGCTGGAAGGTTGCAGGATCAACTGCACGGACCATCTGGAGTGGAACATATGGGCAGTAGAAGAGACCAGCATCAAATGCTGAAGAACCCTTATAACCTATTGTCATGTAGTTACCGCCAGTTGCATATGGATCGATATAGACGCGGAAGCGACCATTTAGAACGCCAGCAAATGTATTGCCTGTATCATCAACCTGGAGGTTGTTGCTATTGAGAGCAGGAGCATAGTCGAGAACACCAGCCATCTGAAGGGCTGAAGCTACGTCAGCTGAACAGATGATGATGTTACCCTTACCACGCCGGGTCTCTTTGGCGATTACGTTAGCTTCACGCTCGACCTGGAACATTAGGCCCTTGAACTTTTCAACTGACCAACGACCGTTTGAGTCGGTGTCAAGATCGAAGATACCAGTTGCAGTTGTACCGGAAGTAGCACCAACCTTAGCGGTGATGTTAACTGTACGAACAACTTCACGGTTAATTTCAGCCATGATTTCAGCTGAAAGAATGTTGGAAAGCTCTGTTTCAGCATCTAGACCGTGAACAGCCTTAAGATCCTGAGCTAGTTCCATGGAGTACTCTGCCTTTAGAGCACGTGTCTTAGCAGTTACTGTAACCTTCTCGATTGAGAAAGCCATTTCTGGGAAAGTATCTGATGAGCCAAGAGCTTCAGCAGTAGCTGTTGACATACCGGTACCAGTGTTGTAGTAACCAGTATTTGCCATAGCTGTTGTATTTGACTGACCAGGAATGCCAGCGCCGGCTGTATGATCCTGACCGAATGTTGTGTTACCAGCAACAACTGTTGAGAAGGCAGTATTAACTTCATTGTAGAAAGTTTCGCCGTTCTTAGCAGTTGAGTTGGCGTACTGAGCACGCATTGCGAAGATAAGGCCGGTTGGGCCAGTCATTGACTGAACACCAGCAATATCATAAGCAATTAGGTTTGGCATTGCACGACGTACTAGAGAAATTAGTACTGGATCGAAAATGTCGACTGTACCATCTGATGCTGTTGAAGAAGAAGCACCCATTGCATTGATTGGGGATGCTTCTGAAAGCATAAACTGGTTGTGATTTGCAGAGACACGGAGCTCACGCTCTGTATTCTCAAGCATTGTAGCAACTTCACGACGCTTATGAACATCGGAAATAGCGGGAAGATCTGGGTGCTCGAGCACTAGCTTCCACTTGTTTTGTAGTTCCTCAGCTAGATATGCCATATGTTTTTTTCTCCTTTTGGAAAGTTTACATTTACAATAAATTTATTTATCTTTTTACATTTCTTGAAATTACTTCAGCGTATCTCTTCATGGAAGGATCTGAATAAGAAACTTCTTCTTTCTGATCTACGTCATCAACTGCAATTTCTTCAGTTATTGAAGAAGAAACAACTTTCTTTGAGAAATAATTCTCTTTTACGAGAGTTAGCTTCTTTTCATATTTTGTTAAATCACCATCGAATTCAATACCTTCAGCTAGTGCAGCAAACTTTTCAGCATCAGTCATTGTTAGACCTTCTGAAACGTTAATAAAGATATCTTTTCTTTCATTTTCAACTACGGACTTTTTGAGTTCGCTCTTTTCAGCAATTGCTTCATTTAGAGCATTCTCAAGTTCCTCTACCTTATCGGTTAGAGATTCTAGAACGTCGAGCTTCTCATTTGGAATATCGACATAATGTTGTGAGAATAGACCTTTTAGACCATCAATAAATTCTTCCATGATTTCATTTCTTAAAGCGGATTCAACTGCAACTGCATTATCTTCCATCCACTTCTCAACAACATGATCAAGATACTTATCAACGTTTTCAATAAGTTCTGTTCTAATTGTTTCAACTTCTTCTACAAGCTTTGTTTCAAATTCTTCTTCAATACGAGCTGTTTCTGTGATTGCTACTGCAGATACGGCAGCTTCAAATAATGTTGTTGCCTTTTCCTTGAAGTCTTCTGATAGATCTTCACCGGCAAAGATAACATCCATATCTTCCTTCATAGCACCCTTGGTGGCAACAGAAGCAGCATTCTTTGCAGAGTTGTCACCAACACCCCAATCCTTGCCCTTGCCATATTGTGACTGAACCTGATTAAAGAAATTTACAAGGTCGCTAGTTTCCATAGCGCCCATTGCACCAATAACTGACTTCATCATTTCAACTTTTGACATTGAGTCAACTGCTGGCTTTGAATTAGCCTTAAGAGTTTCAGAAGCAACAGATTCTTCAACCTGATCTTCTTCAACTACTTCTTCTACTGTTTTTTCGATAGAAGCTTTTACTTCTTGAGACTCAAGAACTTCGTTTTCTTCTACCAATGATTTTGTTGATTTTCTTGCCATTTTTAATACCCCTATTAAAAAATTTATTATTATTTATAAGTTTTAGATGTTAAAGAATTAATGAAGTTTTCGAACATAAGAAGCTTCTTTTCTTCAATTTGTTCAATAGTCATTTTATTTAATTTCTTTTTAGTTTCATGAAGTTTTTCTTCATACCATGCTTCTCTAGAAGCATCATAAACCCATTCAACACCTTCCATGATACCATGAACAAATGCATTTGGGGCTGAAGGATCAGCTACAACATCTGCTGCTGTTGCTAAATGGTAACCAGGTTTAACCTTCATAATACCTTCTGAAGTTTTTTCTAATTCACCCATACCTCTTGTTGAAACACCAAGTTGAGCACCTGATTCTAATAAACCTTTAACAATATTTCCCATAGGTGTATCGGTAATGAGTGCTTTACCATGCACATCATTTTCATTCCACTTTAATTCTTTAATAAGAATACAAACCCTATCTAAATTAATAGATGGTCCTGATGGATGATTTAGCTCACCGAAAGCTCTATTGTTTTTTACTGTTTCTGATAGATATTTTTCAACAACAGGTTCCATCATCTTTTTTTCATAAAGACGACCATTTCTATTCTGTTGTTCTGTTTGAATAAAGATGCCTTCAATATAGTGATTCTTTTTACCGGACTCTAGAGTCTCGGTAATATAATGAATATCTTCATTCTGTTCAGTAATTAGTTTCATATTGCTATCCTTTATAAGCTACTGGCGTGCATGAAACGGCGGCGTTTGCTGCAATAGTATCAGAACTTGCTTTTTCTAAATTTTCAACTTGGCCTTGAGACATATTAAATGTTCCAATAGTTCCGCTAGTATTAGCAACTGTAATTGCTGCTGCATTAGTTGCATGAATTCTTACTAAAGTAGCATCTGATACTGTATTTGCTGCGGTTATAGAAATTGCAGAACCTTTAACGCTGATAATCATTACTTACCTCTTTTCTTAGCATAATAAGCGGCAAGGGCTTGTTTTGTTCTTTCTTTCTTTGACTTACCAGCAAATTTTGGATTATCTGAATGAACAAAATCACTAATCCATTTTCCAGCTGGATCAGATGCCTTTAAAACTTCATCAACCTGTTCAACTTCTTCTTTCATTTCTGTTGACATATAATCAGCTGCAGTTTGAATATAATCTTTTGAAAGAGTAATTTTAGACTGAACCCACTCTGGTAAATTTGTATCAGGCTTTAACATATCCATGAGCTGTTTTGAATGATTCATAATTGACTTAATCTGTGAGATAGCCATATCTCCTTCATAGTCATACTCTCTTTCATCTTTGCTTTCTTTACGAAGCTTTTTAAAATCATCAGCATCCAATTTGCCATTTTTATTCTTATCAAGCATTTTTTGTTTTGGTGTTAATTCTTCTTCAACATCACCAGAACATTCTTCTTTTCCATGAACAGGGCAATATATCTTTGCAGATGATTTATTGCATTCCATTCCTTTTTCATGAATGGTTTCCTCATAAGCTGCAACATCTTCATCACCACGATAACCATGACGTTTACCAGCATCAATCTGAGATTTTTCTTCTGGTTCTACCTTTTTGGCATTAAAGACATCATCACCATTACCATTGGCATCTTCAGTCTTTTCAACTTCGTGCTTGGCAAGAAAATCAGCTTCGCCTTTTGGGATATTTCTCCCGGCGCTCTTTTCATCTTTTGCGATAATGTCTCTGAGTGACTTAACTTTCTTCGCCATCATCAGTCCCTTCTTCTTGTTTATTGAATATGTTCTTTGCTATTTCTTGTTTTCTTAATTCAATAGCATCTGAAATTCTATCTTTTATAATATCATCAAATGCTATTTCAAAATCTAAAGGCTTTGACTCGAAAGTGTTATCAACCAAGTCATCTAATGTATATTTATTTTCACTCATAGTAACCTCACTTTTGTTGTCTAACCTGTAACATTGTTTTTAAATCTTCATCCGGCCCTTTTGCAATTGTTACTGCAGCTGATTGTAATTGTGAAATATCCTGCATTGACTTATTTTGTTTATCAATTAATTTCAAATAAGTATTTTTTGCATTTAATAATTTTTTTCTTTCATCATCATCATCTTGTGGCTGATCTTGTTGCATTGCGGCTTGATCTGCATCACCTTGTTCCTGTCCATCCATTGGTTGTTCCATAGGAGGATTATATATTTCATTACTTTGTTCTTCAATAATTTGTTTATCTAATTCTTCAATCATATCATCATCTTGTTTAAGAATATTTTTTCTAACCCAATCATTAGAATAATATTTTCCAATATAATTTTCCATAGAAGCTAAAGTTTGCATTCTACCCTGAAGAATTTCAGCATTTTTAAGTTCAGTAAAATAACTATCTCTAACAAAATCAAATTTAATTTTATTTTTAATTTGATTCCATTCTTCGATTGTCATAATTTTACGAAGAACAATTTCTTTTTCAAGAATTGATAGGAATAATAATGAGAATCTACCGCGAAGTCTATCTATAAACTTACCAAATTTTAATTCTTCTCTAGAAATTTCTGATGATCTACCAAGATTAAATCCGGATTGAGCATCTAATCTATCAGTTGGAACATTAAGAGAACGATAAAGCTTCTTTTGAAAAAATTCTACGTCCGCCATTTCACCAAGATTCTGCCCAGCTGGAAGTGTATCAACTTGAGTTCCACGACCACCTTCTCTTCTTGGTACCCAATAATCTTCAAGCATTGTCATAAATTTACGATCATCTTTAATATCACCAGTATTAGCATCATATACAAGACGATTCTTATGCTTGGTCATAATTTCACGAACATATTGTTCAGCTTTCATCTTTGGTAGATTACCAACATCAATATACCAAATTCTTCTTTCTGGTGCTCTTGAAATACGATAAATTACAGTAGCATCTTCAAGAGTTCTTAATTGATTTAGTGGTTTAATTGCCTTATGCAAAAATGATAAAACTGAAGTTCCAGCACCATCAGTTAATCCTGAAGTACATTGCACTATTGCGTCTTTAGCAATTTTTAAACCGGAAGCAGCTGCAGTTGCACTGGCTGCAGGAGCTCCTTTATTTCCATAATTAAAACCTTTTTCATTATAGATATAATATTCTGCTGATGTTTTTAGAACAGAATATTCTGATTCTTTTACTCTTTTACGGGCTTGTTCTTTTACTTTACGTAATTTTCTAGGATCAATATATCTTAATTCTTTAATACCATCTATTGTCTTTTTTTCATCAATAACTACATGATAATATGTTCTTCCATCAATATACCATTTACGAAATATATCATGTGCTCTATTATTAAACTCTAAAAGATCAATGGTTTTTTCAAAACAATCAGAAATATTTTTCTTTACTTTATCACCAAATTCTAGATCATCAAGAATAATCTTTACAACTTGATGATCTTCCATATTAATAGCATCATTTGTAATTTCTTCTACAGCGGCATCTACTTCTGGATTAAGGGCCATTTCTCTGTATTTTGCAATTAATTCTGCTTCTGATCTAATGGTACCATCGAGATCTACATATGTTCCATAAGCACCACCGGCTGCAATAACCATTGCGCCGTCTTCATTTGATTCCGTTTTTGGGACAAAAGAATCAAATTGATCTTCTGATTCTTTTCTTTTAAATTCCCAACCAAAAATTTGTACCATTTAAATTCCTTTATGACATAACAAAGAAAATAAAGGGGTAGAGGTACTACCCCTTTTTTATATCAATTAAATTGATACTGGATCTCTAGCAAGGCGAGCAAATTCATTATTTTGCTCAGTGCCTTCCTTTGGAAGCCAGTAATCATAGGCAAATGTTACTGAGAATTCTTCAATTGCATTTGCATCTGACCAATTAAGACCAATTGCATCAACTGAAGTTGGAAAACCACCAACGATTTCGCAGGTACGAATTACCTCACCACCCTTGCCATATTGTACAACATCAATATTGCACTTATAACCGGCTAGAGTATTCTCTTCAACTAGGTTTGCCTGGCGAACGTTTGACTCAAAGCGATTTAGAGCATTTGACCATTTTTCAAACATTGCTCTTACCTTAAAGTCTTCATCGTTCATTACCTGGATTGTCCAATCACCAAAAGAACGGTCACCGGCAATCTTAATATTTCTACCAAAGTATGGAACGTTGATAGAATCGATTGTTGCAGCTGGAAGCTGAGCAGCCCGGCAAAGGAACCGAAGACGATCTTCGGATCCTGGTGTAATGCCGACTGAATCTGGTACGGTCATGAACACTTCAAAGAGCGATGGCCGGGCCCCACCGAAGATGAGGCCCTTGCTCTTGAATGTGTTGATATTAAAACCTGATGCCATTTCTAAAAACTCCTTTTTTATTTCTATTTATTAAAACTGGCCAACAATTTCTGAGAACTGAACGCCAGTTCTAACAGCAACGAAATTAAGCTGGATGAAGTTGATAGAGCGAGCAGGTTTAATATAGATATCACCAATAAACTCGTTACGATCAATTACTTCAGCTGTATTGTTACTATCATCACAGACAACCAAGAAGTCAGTTACACCACGTCTACCCTGAACATCTCTTAAATAAGGAATTACAAGGTTCTTAAACTGAGACCGTGTAAACTCATCATTAAATTCGAATAGAGTAAATTTGGATGCGGTTGAAATTGCTTTTTCAAGAACAATGAATAGACGTCTAACATTAATTCTATCAAATGCTGATGGCTTAGATAGTAGAGTCTTATCACCAAATAGGATTGTGCCTTGACCTGGGAAAGTTACTACTGGATTAATACCACTCTTATATAATGTATCACGCTCAGTTTTACGTGGATTGAAAGCTAGTTTGATAACATTTTTAATCTGTCCACGATTGAAGCCGGCTGGTGACCACCATGGATCATTTGTATTATCTGTTCTAGCGCAAAGACCAGCAACGTCACCATTCATTGGAATCCAACGATAAATGTCATTGTACCGATCATACTGATACTTATAACCAGAATCTAATACACCATATGATGTTGATCTAAGATTATTTCTGAAAGCAACGATATTATCAGCTTCAGTTCCAAATCCGGATCCAACAACATCTGATTTTTCTGGTGAACAGAATACAACACAATCTTTTCTGACTTCAGCAATATTATCAATAAGATAATTTGCTAGATAGAAACCATTTGACTTGCCGGTTAGTACCAATGAAATATCAACATCTTCGGCTGATGCAAAATAATCATAACCAGCAGCAAGAACTGATAATGGGATATTTTCTTCATTAGCACCATCACGACCCATGCTAAATGCCATTGATTGAACATCTAGTGTTGAACTTGTTAGATTTTCAGCAGTAGCTGAAGCAGCACCGGATAAATCATTAACGGCCCAGATATAAGCAGAAGAGTCATTAATTACTGTGCGATAATAATTTGCAGCACCATCAATTGTCTTTGCATCTGTTGCTCTTGATAGACCCTTATATGTTTCAATAATTGTTCCTGGAACTCCAGAGAACTTGCCATTTTCATCAACTACTACAATGTGAAGTTCATCTGAATTAACTGATGTGTTACCAAACTCTCGCTGATAAGTAGATTGGCCAGGAGCAGCATCAATTAGATTAAAGAATTCCCAATAACGAGTAATTGATGTGTCAGTGTAAGTAAATGAAGAAGAAAGCTTTAGAGGATCTTCAAAATTCAATGTAATTACTGCTGAATTACTTGTTACTGCTGATGAAATACCGGTAATCTTTAAATATTGATAACCAATTGTTGTGTTACCAACCTGTAATCTATCAGTAGTGTTAAGAAGTGCTGATAAAGCATTAGCGTTTGCAGTTGCTGCAGATTCATCATCACTAATTGTAATTGTAATAGTAGCTGTGTTACTATTAAGTGTTGTTACTAGTGAAGTTGTGGTGCCATAGCTATCAAGATTAATTGATGAGCTATAACCAGAAGAATTACCGCATACTGAAACTCTTAGTGAGTTACCAGCATCACCTGGATACTTTGCAACAAAAGCAACATCTGTATCAAAAGTACCGTCCTTTGTTGTAAAATCTGTTTCATTCTTAACAATCTGAGAAGCAATACCAGCAACAACGCCAGTATTTGCTAAAGCATTAAAAGCGGTATTTGAAATAAACTGCAGACTTACAGTACCACCTTGTGTAAATGTAACAGTAGATGAACCATTAGCTACAATTACATCATCAGAAACCTGAACACATGTTGAGTTGGTAATTGATGTAATTGTTGCATATGCATTTGAAACAACTTCGGTATTTGATGAAGCTGTTAAAACAAAACCAACAGCAAGATCATCTGTATTACCAGAAGAAAGTGTTACTAGATTTGCTGAATCCACGTCAGTATTAATAGTAATTGCAGTATCATAAGTATTAGCACCGGATACTGGTGTAACATCTGAAGATTGAGTTATTGTAAATGCTGTTGAATTTACAATTGAAGCAATCTTGGCAGCGCCAGCAACTGTTGCATTATTTGATGTAGAAGTTAATACATATAGATCTGTACTTAAATCAGAAGTATTTGATGTTCTAATTGTTACTGAATTTACTTCAACTGCACCTGAAATTGTTGGTGAAGAACCAGTTGTGTTTGCTGCTCTTGATACATAAAGAGCATTTGAATACCCTAGAAAGTTTGCTGCAGTAAAGAAACTTTCAGCATTTAGATTGGTTGGCTTACCAAAACGTGTTACAAGAGCTGTTTCGCTATCTACTAGAATTCTCTGGCCAATTGGACCCCAACGAAAAACGCCAGCAAAGGCGCCAATTGAGGTAGAAACGGCAGGAACTATTGTAGTTAGATCAATCTCTGATACATTTACGCCAGGGCTGACTTGGAATGGCATATTTTTTCTCCTTTCATGGAAAGAAATACATTATTTCTTTATTAGTATTTATAAATAATCCTTTTTTAGCTATAATTCCACAATATTTTCTGCCCTGAATCAGTTTCTTCAATAAAAGTTTCATCTTCACTACCAGCTAAAAATCCAAATGGGAGCAGATCTTCCATCATATCTTCTTCAGTTTTCTCTTTTAATTTTAATAAAGTATTTATGTCAGTCACGTCTTTGAAATAATTCTGATTGGTTAACCAAGCAAATAAAACTAGACACATAACTAAATCATCATGTTTGCCTGATTCAGCCTCATATGAATTATATTTTTTAGAAAATGTTGATAACTCATGAATAGTTTCATAATCTTGAATTATAAGTTGATTTTGTTCTATTAACATTTTCATAACCGAACATCCAATTGATTTTACAGCTTTAGATGTTCTAATTCCCTTATCAACATTTTTTCCACCAAACCCGGAAGAAATTCTTTTACCATTTCTACCCATGGCTTCTGTATAAAGCATATTATCATATTCAAAATCATAATGAAGTATATCTGATATTTGTCCACCAATATCATTAGATTCAACTAATAAGAATGAATTATTATATGCCATAACTGTTTTATATAATAATTCAGCATAATCAACAGGATTAATTATATTATTTCTGTAAACACATACTTGTTTATAAGGCATTTCAGTAACATCAATTATTTGAAATGCCGAATAATCGAGTCCTTTACCTCTAGCAACATCTGCCACAGTTACATAAATTCTATCTTTTTTAGGCGATTCATATCTATCGAGTCCAAAGTTTGAAACTTCTGGATGTTTATGAACTAACTCTTTTAATTTCCAGCCTGCAATAAGTGTACCGGAAGATCCTAAAAATTCAACATTATGTTCTTGGTTGAATTTTTCAACATCGCCACCCATTGCAGCAATGGTTTCTTCTTTCCATTTTTCATCACGACCAGGAACATCTTCCCAAGTAACACGAATTGGAATATAATTATTTCTGCCTTCTTCAGCATCAACCCATATTTTATGGAAATGATTCAGACCATTTGGAGTTGAAACAAGAATAATTTTGGTTGATTGACCTGATGAAATGGTTGGAAAAACTGAAGTAAAGAAATCATCCCAATTTTCAATAAATGCAGCTTCATCAATGAATAGTAGGTTAATAGAAAAGCCACGAATAGCATCAGATGATGTAGAAGATGCAATAACTCTTGAATTATTTTCAAGAACAAATGAACCTTTATTCCACTCAATAATACCTTGCTGTAACCATTTTGGCAAATGCTGATATGCTAATTGAATTCTACTTAAAATTTCTCTTGCTGTATCGCCTTTGTTTGCCAATAATGCAACAGTTTTTTCAGGATTGAATATAATATAATGCAAGATAACACCAACAATTGATGTAGTTTTACCAGCCTGTCTTGCTGTAGCAACAATAGTATATCTATTATCTTTTACGACATTTAAAATTTGATGTTGATATGGATAAAGATCTATTGTCATAAGACCTTTATCAACATTTACAATCTTCATATATTTTTCAACAAAATATATGGGATCCTGAGAACACTTTAAATATTCCTGAACAAGATCAGGTGTCCATTCAATACCAACATTAATTCTTTTTAGATTAATATTACCATTATAACCTTCAGACATCTTTTTTCATGTCCTGTATCATCTTTTGTAGTTCTGCAGTAGAACCAACAAAAAGATTATTGGTTGTTATATTTTTAGTATCATTTTGTTTACCTGGAGTATCAATATCTCTTATCTTTTTTTGTAAATCCATTAAATCTTTATTTGCATCAACTATTGTCTTCATAAGAGTACTCATAACCTCAAATGCTCTAGGATGCTGAGACTGATCAGCTATTTCTGCTAATTTTTGAAGTGAATCAGTGCCTGTATCAATTATATCTCTAATATTTGCTCTAGCATATGTAAAATCTTCAGTCGCTGAATCATCATGAGCTGCATTTATCATGGATTTAACTGGATCATATACTTCCATTTGACGCATATTTAAAGCATCTCCAATTGAATCATTCTTTTTTTCTTCACTCATTATTCAGTAGGTCCTAAAAATTCAATTTGTGTTATGTATCCAAAATCATCATCTACTTCAATGTCTGCATAAGGAATTGTTATAGAAACATTTGATGTTGGTGTTCCATTTGCTGTTAATCCAGGTTGAACGGTAACTCTATCAATTGGATCTGTGTTTCCAACAGCAGTTCTTAGTTGACCATCAGCAACATTTGGAATATAAAAAGTAGTATTAGCAAATTTAATAATACCGGTTTTCTTAACTGGACCATAGATATAACCTTTCATAGTAAAATCCATTGTCCATATTAAAGAATCTCTTTTCTTATAATCATCTTCATATATATCTTGAATATCAATATTATTCATAATAACAGGTATATCCATTTTTATATTCATTTCAGGAATAAGATTTACCGTAGTAGTCCATTCCGGAGTAAAAAATGGAAGTATTTGTTCTACTATTTTTGTTCCATCTTCTGCATTTTTAACATAGATAAAAAGTTTAAATTGTAAATTATATGGAACTGGATTATATTGATATTTTAATTTATCAGCATCATCAGCATCTTTTCTAGCTACTCTATTAATAGTAGGCAATTTTCTGGTACCATCATATTCCATTTTAACCATTTCAAATGACATTCTTGGAAGTAAAATGGCGGCTTGTCTATCAATTTCTGGATCAGCAGCTATTCTGGTAAGAACTTTTTCCTTTGGTGCATATGATAATGGAACTTTTAATAATTGAACTGTTGTACCAGCAGCGTTAGTTCTGGTAATATGAATATCATTAAATAAAGTTCCAAATAATATTACATATTTTCTAATTGTGCTGAAATAAAATGTGTTACCGAACATTAATATGTACCACCCTCTGAGAATGGATCTCTTTCTGTAAAGTCTAAGAAATTATCAGACTCGGTTTGAATATCTTCATTATCAGCTAAAGCATCAATTTGGCCTGCTGAATAACCTTCTACTACTATATAGTCAGCATTTTCATCGAGCAATCTATCACCATTTTCATCAAGTATAGCCCAATCAAATATGTTAAGACTAAACTTGGTTTGGATTTGATCAATTTCTTCTATTCCAGTATTAAATACTTCTGATGAATATTCAAATAGTTCACATGTTAATTCATATGTTTGAAGAGCTCCAAGCTGATAAAAGAATTCTTTATTTTCAACATATTTAATTTCAAATGCTTTTTTATTAAGTGGAAAATATATTAAATCACCTTCATTTGGTCTTAATATATTAGTAAATGTTTGTACTTCATCATTAAATACTCTCTGAGCTACAGAGAATGTTACTTGATCTCTAATTTCAAGACCAAACTTAGACATGAAAACACCATCTCCAGAAAATCCATTTACACTCTTAATATACATTTCAATCATATAAGCAGAATTATATTGTGAAATAGAATCTGATTGATAAATTGGATCTTGATCTACAAGTGTTCTAGGAAGATAATACATATCTTCACCATAAATTTTTATTGACTCGATAACCAAATTTTCGAGAAGTAATTGCTCTTGACTATTTTTAAAATTATTAAAGAAAAAATTTGTAGCCATATGTATACATTTTATCCTATCATATCCGTAACCGGTAAGCTAAATGATGAAATCATTTCTTTTTCTAATTCATTGATTTCATCAATTGATTCGTTATAGATCTGTTGACCATTAAAAGTTAGACCACCAGGAAGTTGCATTCCATTATATTTCTTTAAATTATTACCCCATTGTCTTTTTACAAGAGCAGTACAATATCTGGCTAGCCATCTATCACCCCATGCATCGGTATAGATATCAGGATCTACTACTTGATATGCTTCAACTATTAAATATTGACCAACATCTACCTTATCCCAATCCATATCAATATGAAGAATGTCTCTATGTCTATTATATCTTAATGGCTGTTTTCCAACTAGCATATATTCTAAAAATTGAATATGCTGCATTGCCATAAAATAAGGAATCATAGATACAGAAGTGAGTGTATATAAATCATTTAAAGCAATTTGATAACGAATATTAAAAAGATTATTTGTTCCAACATTATTTCCAATATCAAATAAATTTACTACACCAATTATATTTTCTGGCATAGTTATATATTTGTTGGTTTTATCATCAGCCGTTATAACATGCTTATAATATGTTTTTTCTGAACCATCAAAATGATAGTCCCAGTAGTATTTTAAAGCCTCATCAATGCGATCATCTACTTGATCATCATCAACATTGATTTCTATAACAGGCTTGCCTAGATTTCTAAGGCAATATTCCTTAAATTCTGCTCTGGATGTAGGTACGGCCATTAGAAACCCCTATAAATAGTTATGTGTTTTATCTATTTATAAATATAAAAATTGATATTGTAAGATATTTATAGGGGTCTAAATGTACGATTTAGTTATTACCAGATACTTAAACTCAAATTCTTCAATAGTGCCATTATCTGAATGGTCCGAATCTGAAAAAGAGGTATCAAAATCTTTTAATGGGCAACTAAACTATTACCTTTCTATAAAAAACTATACAACTTCATACACATCAAACGATTCTATTACCGTATTAACATATTCAAATATAGAAACAATCGATGATGCTAAAAGTTTGAATAACTTCAGAGACCCAAATACAAATCAAACTAATGTGAAAACACCATATTATAATCTTTTAAGATCAAAAAACACATCAAATTATAATAGAGTAACGAAAGAAATATTTCAAAATAGAAATATGATAGAACTACTTGAAGATAAGACTTTTTAAATTACCTATTAGATAGTTCTGTGTCTCTAACAAACCGCCAATAAATTTAATTGGTAATCTTTTATATTTTTCACGAATATATTCTCCGTGAGATTTCATTTGATCATATCCATACACTATATAATTTAAATTTTTAAAAATTTCAAATTCTGGATTTACATTGCCAATTTTTTCTGCGGAAAATGTCTTTTGCCAATTTGGATATATTACAGGATCAATATAATTTCTTTTAAAAAATACAGTTTTATTATGCATATCAAAATTTTGTTGAATTGGACTCTTCCCACCAACAAAAAAAGATAATACAGTTTTCAAATATTCATTATCATTTTTCATCTTATCTAATATTAAATGAGACTGTTTTACTGGTATTAGAGGCATATCTTTAGACCAATAAAAATCTTCAATTTCTATATTTGGATCAGTGTACCCCATTCTTGATAATTTTACATTTGGATATAAAAAATCTTGAAATGTAAAATAAAGATTCCATTCTCTGTCCATTCTTAGATTTGGTTTTTCATTTCCTCTTATTAAAGCAACTTTATTTTTATTATTATTCTGTTGATTGTATATTGCAGTATAAGGTGTAAATGATCTATATGCTTTTGATAGCAATGTATGGCTATTATGATATTTGTTTCCAAGAAAATCAAATTTCTTATTAACAATTTGATCATACGCATAATCTGATGTATCTACAAATGTTATTTTTGTATTAGGACTTTTTTGCTTAACTTTTTTTAAAATTGGTTTAGCAGCATATTCATATTCTAATAATATCTTAATACTTGGAAATTTATTAAAAATATCTCTATCAACACTCTTTAGTGCCTTATCATAATTATAATTTTGTATCTCATCAATGAATATATCATTTTCTAGAAATGTATTTAAAACTTGAGTGGAATCAGCACCGCCAGAAAAAAGTAATATGAGATAATCATATTCATCTCTTAATTGTTGCGCTCTTATCTTATATAATTCGTTTATTGAAAATGTAGGATTTATCCTCCAATCTATAGATTGAAAGACTTCATTATGAAAATTATATAATGTATTTGGAATATTTTTTATTTGTTCATCATTACAGTTTTCTAAAATATAATCAAACATATCTTCTTTAGTAGAAAATATTTGATTATTATACTGATAATAACCAAACTTAGGGTTGTATAGATTTCCATTCATTATTAATATACTCATTCACATATTTTGTGTCATAACATCTATCTTCACGACCAAATCTTTTTAATACTGCTTTATATATCGAATCACTACATACTTTTTCTAAAATAGGAATAATAGACATAGCAAATTTTTCATGTCTTTTACTACTAAAAAATATTGATATACTCATCATATCAGTTTTTAATAAAGATTTTCCAACTTTGACTGATGCTGCTGGCAGAAAAATAAAATTAGTTTCTCCACTTGCAATCGATCTATTAATATCAGACATTTTAGTGTATAAAACAGGTTTCATTAAACCAAAAATATTATTATTTTTTAAAAATCTTTCAGTTAAAAATTTACTTGCAGCACTACTTGTATAATCTGCATAAAATTTACTATCACCAGTTTTAATATTATTAATTAAATCTTTTACTGTTTTAATATTTGATTTCTTATCAATCATTAAACTCCAATATACACCAGAAGTACCATATATTATAGTAAAATCTTTACTTTTGTCATACTTTGTTTTTGTTTTTGTAATTCTATTAAATGTAAAATCTGAACTTGCACCATATATTAGAGATTTTTCTTTTGCAATAAATCCTCTAGAAATTGCTGCTTCACCTTTAGCACCAGTAATCTGAGAATAAACATAAGTATGTTTACTATCATAATGATTCATAGTATCTAATAGAATTTTTAGAGTAACACCAGGAGGTCCACCCATTCTATACTTGTTATAAACATTCACTTTTTCTTTATCACTTGCAATTGCAATAGATGAAAATAACATAGTAAAAATCATAATAAATTTAATCATAAAACACCTCATGGAATTTCGTTTGGATTTTCTGTCCTATATTTGATATATTGTGATAATAATTCTGGTAAACTATCCATTGAATTGGATATATCATTGTTTATAATATCATCCCAATTAAAATTATAATTATTAGTTGATTCGTTTGAATCGGAATCTACAAGATAACCATTCACAACTATTAAACCTTTATTTTCTACAACAGGTGAGTATAAAGTATAATCGGGAGCAGTTATTCCAGTAAGAACCGGTTTATTAGTTTTCCATCCAGTTACATGTGCAAATTGTTCTTCTCTATCAACAGAACCAATAAAGGCATTATCAATATTGTTAATAACTGGACTATTGGCAATGGAGCAAGAAGTTTGTAAATCATTTTTATCCATCACCCAAAAATAATCACCTTCATTTCTTCTAACCCATAAGCAATGATCAGAAGAAAATGAAAGACTTCCATCATACATCTCATACATTCTTCTAAATCCAAGTTTAGTTATATGTAAGTGAGATAAAGCAGAAGGACCATCTGATGTAAAAATCATATCGCCAGTTTCTAATTCGTGTATCCATTTCCATGAAAGATCAGACATGAGAACTGCTGATGTTCTTGAAAAACATTTAACAACTGGTGGTGTAAAGGCATATATTGCATTATACATTCCTTGTAGATCATAAGCAGAATAAGCAGAGTTATTATTAAGAATTGTACGCATAGACAAAAAATTCTTGCTCATAGTGCCATAACCAGAATAATTTGCATTCCAATAATTAACAGATGAATTTACGTCTTCATTTGCCATTATTTTTTACCTTTTAATTCTTCTATTTCCATTTTTAATTCTTTAATAGCTTCAATTAAAAGACCAACCATATTTCCATATGCAACACTTTTAATTCCTTCATTATTTGTTAATATAACTTCCGGAATAATTTCTTCAACTTCTTGTGCAATTACACCCATTTGATATTCTTCATCTTTAATAAAGTTTACACCACGAAGGCTTGTTACTTTATTTAATGCATTATCAATTGTTTTTATTTCTTTCTTTAATCTAACATCAGAATAAGCAGTTATATTTCCAGCTGCTGTTAAATTTCCGGAAGAATCAAGTTGTAACTTATTAGCGCCTGCAACATGCCATATATAACTTCCGCCTGTTACCTCATAAAATAAAAAACTACCAGTATCATTATTTAAAACGGCATTTGTTCCATCATGATAAATTTTTAAATCCCCGCCGGTTCCTAATTGAATTTGCTTACTATCTTGCCATAGTGTATTTGCTGTAACAGTATCATTAGCCGTTCTTTTCATATATAATGTATTTGATTCTGTTTCAGTATAGTATCTGCCATCATGAGTATGACTATCATCGGCTACTGTTACTGATAGTGTAGCATTACCTAAGTTAGTAAATGTTGCTGAACCACTAGCATCACCGGACAATGTTAATGTCGGATCTGATGTTGCAATTGTTGCTAGTGATATATTACCAGAACCATCAACACTTGCGCTACCTGTAACTGCACCTGTTAGGCTGAGTGTACGAGCAGTTGCCCATTTAGTGGCTGTTGCTGCATTGCCAGTGACACTAATACCCCATGTTCCTGTATTTTTAACTACTTGATATCCATTTACGTATAATTCGGCTCCTGGCATGTCGTAATATGAACCATTATAATAAAGATAGTTTGATCCCGAATTTCCTAAAAATATAACACCTGTTGTGACAGCATCAGAACGATAAGTTGTGATATCTCCAGTTAAACTTAAGCCACCAGTTAAATATAAGCCATCAAATGTTGGAGCGTTTGATGTTCCTAAATTTTGATTGATTGTGTACGGTAGTCTAGCAGCATTTAGAGTGCCCGAAGATATGTTGCTTGCATTAGTAGCATAAGAAATAGCATTAGAGTAAGCTGTTGCTGCTTTTGTATCTGAATATCCTGTATAATAAGAAGCAGCTTGCCCATTAAAATATGTTGCATTGTTAGAACTTAGAGTTCCAATATAACTCGAATTAACATATAATCCAGTGCCATTAGCTACAATACCAGTATTAGCTAATACAGAAATGGATCCTGATGTTGTAACTGTTCCTGTTAAACCATTGCCACCAGAAACTGATGTAACTTTAGCTTGTGTATATGTTGTAGAAATTTGGCTTCCTTGCCAAGTGCCAGTTGATATAGTACCAACACCAGTTATGCCTGTGTATGAACCATTGATTCTTCCACTAGGTACTGTACCATTTCCAAGATTTGATGCATTTGCGGAAAATGTAGTAGCATTAGAATAAGCAGTACCTGCTATTGTTCCAGCATAGGATACAGCATTAGAATAAGCAGTACCTGCTATTGTTCCAGCATAGCTAATTGCATTAGAATAAGCAGTACCTGCTATTGTTCCAGCATAGGATACAGCATTAGAATAAGCGGCTTCTGCTTTTGTATCTGAATATCCTGTATAATAAGAAGCAGCTTGTCCATTAAAATATGTTGCATTATTGGCATTTATGGTTGCAATATAAGCAGTATTTACATAAGTGCCAGTGCCATTAGCTACAATACCAGTATTAGCTAATACAGAAATGGATCCTGATGTTGTAACTGTTCCTGTTAAACCATTACCACCAGATATTGACGTGATTTTAGCTTGTGTATATGTTGTAGATATTTGGCTTCCTTGCCAAGTACCAGTTGATATAGTGCCAACACCTGTTATACCTGTATATGAACCAGCAATTCTAGCAGATGCAACAGTTCCAGTAGATAAATTAGTTGCATTTGTGTAATAAGAAGCTAACTGGCCATTGAGATATGTAGAATTATTTGATGCCCCAGTAAAAATTGTTGAATTTACAGTTGCACCACCACCGATTTGAATAGTAGAATTATTGACTGTAGTAGTTACTGAACCATTTGTTGATATAAATGTTCCATTTGTTACTGTAAGATTAGCAACAGAAACATTTGTATTAGAAGTAATAGTAACTAAATTACCGGAAAGAGTTGTATTTGAACTGGTAGTATTTGCTCTAATACTAATTGCAGTAATTGAAGAATTAGATTTAAATGACTGAGTGTTTGATGTTATTGAAACACCATCACCACCATCAGAAACAGTAAATGTGTTTGTTGTGATAGAACCAACAAATAATTCATCAAACCATTTTTCTGAACTACCAAGATCTGCTGACAAATTTGTTGTTGGAATAATACTACTAGCAGGCGCAATTGTTCCTGTAATAAATCCTGTTATTGTTATATTTTCAGTTTCAATGTCATCAGACCAAATTTTTAATGGTCTATGAGATGTATTGCCTACTGTATAAGATGAATCAGTAGAAAATCTGATTCCTTTTACTGTTGTTGTATCGCCGGAAAAAGTAGAATTTGTTGTTGCTGTTATAAACCCGGTTACACTAGTATTTCCTACGGCCAGTGTATTATTTAAAGTAGTAGCACCAGTTACATCTAATGTACTTCTTAAAGTAGTAGCCCCACCAATGTTGGCAGTTGATGATGCATTGATAAATCCTGTAATATTAGTATTAGCTAAAGAAGTATTACCAGCAGATAAAGTATTATTTAAAGTAGTAGCACCAGTTACATCTAATGTACTTCTTAAAGTAGTAGCTCCTCCAACGTTGGCAGTTGAGGTTGTATTAATATAGCCGGTGATATTAGTATTAGCTAAAGAAGTATTACCAGCAGATAAAGTATTATTTAAAGTAGTAGCACCAGTTACATCTAATGTACTTCTTAAAGTAGTAGCACCACCTACATTAGCTGTAGAAGATACATTAATAAATCCAGTTATTGTGTTATTGCCTGTAGAAATAGTATTAGCTACAATAGTAGCACCATTAACTGTTAATGATCCACGTAAAGTAGTAGCTCCACCTATATTTGCTGTAGAAGTAGTATTAATATAACCAGTGATATTAGTATTGGCTAAAGAAGTATTACCAGCAGATAAAGTATTAGCTACAATAGTAGCACCATTAACTGTTAATGATCCACGTAGAGTAGTAGCACCGCCAACATTGGCCGTAGAAGCAACATTTATATGGCCGCTTATTGTTGCATTGCTACCAACAGAAATTGTATTTCCGACTGAAACTTTATCACTAAATACAACATTTCCAGATACATTTGCTGTACCAGAAACCGTTAAAGTAGAATCAGGGGAAGAGGTATTAATACCAACACGATTTGAATCTGTATTTGCTACAATTAAATCGGTATTAACTACTAGGCCATTTTTGACTACAAAATCTTTATCTGCCATCGGTTCCCTTTCCCCTGATGTTTAATTGGTTTTAATTAACCAGTTCTGCCTTTTCTGCTTCAGAGGGAGGAACTGGCATATCACGTGGCTGATTACCAACCTGAGCCTGTGCCTGCTTCTGAACTTCATCAATCATTGGTGCTACTGCTTCATATGGCATACGACCAAGAGCAGCTAGTACGATATTTGTCTGTTCAACCGTAAACTCAAACTTTAGTATCTTTTCCATTTTAAACTCCATTGTTAAGGGTAGACATGTTTATTTATATATGGGGTAGCAGTCCATCTGCTTGATGACCCAAATGTTTGTAATCATTTTAATGATCCTTCTGAGGTTCAGTGATTACGCGACCAGCTTCGTCTGTCCAAGTAGCATCGATTATTGTTTGATCGTGACGCTCGCCAATCACCAGCCACGACACAGTGTCAGTGCATGAGTTGTCCTGAGCCTCAATGCTCAATATCGATCCGCTGACTGACGCACGAACAGCAGCCCAGCCAGTTTTGTTGTTGACCCAGCAATCAGTGTTTGTGTTGAGCGCGACAAATGTTCCGCCAGACAGCCGTGCAGCCTCATCGATGTCAACCGTTGCTACACCATCAACCAGATCAACGCGACCGCGATAGATGTTGTCAGCCGTTGGAGCCTCGACAAATGAATGGACGAGGTGGTGCGTGTCGGGTTTTAGAGGATGGTCAATCTTGAACGATCCGCTGCCTTTGGTGATTGATCCGCTGATCGTTACATTACCAACAACATCAAGTTTTTCCGTAGGAGCCGCCGTCCCAATTCCGACGTTGCCGCTACTATCAACATATATTCTTTGATTACCAGCACCATCAGCAATGATAACAGTGTTGTTCAGTGTAGCGGATAAACCTGTTACTTGTGCGCCAATGATCGTGTTATAAGAACCAGTCGTAATCCCACGACCAGTATTGTAGCCAAGTGCTGTGTTATAAACTCCAGTAGTTTGGTCATAAAGTGCTTGATAACCAACACCTGTGTTATGGTTACCTGTTGTGTTGGAGTATAATGCAAAATAACCAACACCAACATTATTAGTACCTGTTGTGTTGTTGTATAATGATTGATATCCAACACCAACATTACCAATGCCTGTTGTGTTGAAAAATAATGCACGATAGCCAAGAGCAGTATTATTAGTACCTATTGTGTTGGCATATAATGATTGATATCCAACACCAACATTACTAACACCTGTTGTGTTGAGATATAATGCTTGATAGCCAATACCAGTATTATTAGCACCGGTTGTGTTGGAGTATAATGACTGACGCCCAAGACCAACATTACTAGTACCTGTTGTGTTGGATAATAATGCTTGATAACCAACACCAGTATTATTAGTACCTATTGTATTGTAATATAATGCAGCATATCCAACGGCAGTATTATTAGTACCTGTTGTGTTGGAGTATAATGAAAATGGACCGAGAGCAGTATTATTAGTACCTATTGTGTTAAAATATAATGAGAACGTTCCAACACCAGTATTATAAATACCTGTTGTGTTGCTGTATAATGCATTCATACCAACACCAGTATTATTAGTACCTGTTGTGTTGTTTCGTAATGCAATATATCCAACAGCAGTATTATTAACACCTGTTGTGTTGTTGTATAATGAAAATGGACCGAGAGCAGTATTATTAGTACCTATTGTGTTGGAATATAATGATTGATATCCAAGACCAACATTATAATTACCTATTGTGTTGGTTTGTAATGATCCATATCCAATACCAGTATTATTAATACCTGTTGTGTTGTTTTGTAATGCAGTATAACCAACAACAGTATTATTATAACCTGTTGTGTTGTTGTATAATGCATTCACACCAAGACCAACATTACTAGTACCTGTTGTGTTGAGATATAATGCTCGATGGCCAAGAGCAGTATTATTATTACCTATTGTGTTGGAGTATAATGCAGCATATCCAACAACAGTATTATTATAACCTGTTGTGTTGTTGTATAATGCATTCACACCAACACCAACATTATTAGAACCTGTTGTGTTGTTTCGTAATGACTGAAGCCCAAGACCAACATTATAATTACCGGTTGTGTTGGCGTATAATGACTGATGCCCAAGACCAGTATTATAATTACCTATTGTGTTGGAGTATAATGCTTGATAACCAACACCAGTATTATTAGTACCTGTTGTGTTATTGTATAGAGCATAGATTCCAACACCAACATTATTAATACCTGTTGTGTTGGAGTATAATGATTGCATCCCAACACCAGTATTGGAAGTACCTATTGTGTTGGAAAATAATGCAGCATATCCAACACCAACATTATTAGTACCTGTTGTGTTGGAGTATAATGCAGTAGTTCCAAGAGCAGTATTACTAGTACCTATTGTGTTGGAAAATAATGCAGCATATCCAACACCAACATTACTATAACCTATTGTGTTGAGATATAATGATTGATATCCAACACCAACATTATAATTACCTGTTGTGTTGGATACTAATGACTGAAATCCAACACCAACATTATTAATGCCTGTTGTTAATGAAGAAAGAGCATCAGCACCAACGGCAATATTTGTACTTGAGTAACTGGCGCCATCATAGTCTAATACTACTGTGCCTTGAATTTTAATTGCCATTGGTGCCCCTTAATATTACCTTTTAGCTACTAACTTTATCCATTCATAAAAATTACCCACCCATCTCTTTTCACCAGAATGTCCTGAATTAATCATTGGATCGATATAAACTTTACCACCCATTTCAGTCCACTTGCGACAGAAAACAATATCTTCTGAACAAAGTTCACCATCTAAAATTTCAACATTGAAAACCATTCGAATTGGTTCTGGCTTATGTGGTTCTTTATATTCTTCAGATGCATCATAAATCTTCTTCAATGCATCTTTACGAATACGCATAAATCCAGTTCCAACACCATCAACTTCAACAAGCCCATTTTCTTCTACCTTGAACTCACGAGTTAACTTAACATTGTACTGTTCAAAATCAGACTTCTTTACAACTGGTGCAGCCACAACATCAACGTCATGACTTAACAATTTGAAGAAATCTGCTGGGTTCCAGTCTTGATCACAATCGATGAAAACAAGATCATCAACTTCAGAATCAACTGCTGCTTTGACAAGATCATTTCTTGCTCTCTGTACTAGAGAATCAAATGACATATAAAGTGGAAGGACATTGATTCCATTAGCAAGACCAATCTTACACGTTTCAGCTAATGCTGCTGCGTGCCAGACTGAAATCTTACCATCATGTGAAGGTGCTCCAAGAAGCACAGTTCTCATTTTCTGCTGTTCATCAGCTACTTCATTTTCCATAATATTACTCCATTGTTATAATTAAGCGAGGTCATTCAAGTTGAAGTTAGAAACCTTTTCTTCAGTTGGTAGTGTATTATGCGCTTCATAATGAGCATCAAAAATAACATCCATATTTGAAGGCATGAAACCAATCAACTCAGCTTTTGTGAAACCAGATGTTTCTTTGCTGAGATATTCAACATCTTCTGTATGAGGATATGCACGAGACCATGTCGTATCATCATCACGAGTGTGTGTATAGATAACTTCAATTTCCCAAGACTTAACGATATTGTCGCCAGTTCTTACAGTTGGGGTTGCTTTCTTTAGTGTTTTAGTTGCAGGGTACTTTGCCATCTTCGACCTCCTTTAGATTACTAGGCATTGTTTAACTTATTATTTATATCATCAATTTGTTGTTGCTGTTCCTTTATGATCTGAATCAGAAAAGGTATCAATTGTATATATGAAACTGTTTTAGTATTGTCTGTTTTTGTGTGAACAATCTCAGGTAAAATCTTTTCTACTTCTTGAGCAATAAATCCAAACGACTTTTCACCAGTATCTTTCCAATTGAATGATACGGGATTTAGATTATCAATTATATCTTTTGGTGAAGATATTGTTATGATATTTTCTTTAAGTGAAATGTCAGATACGTTATCAAAGTGTGTTGCATAAACAGTACCGTCGGCGTTTATATTACCATTTACGTCAAGTGTATATGCAGGCGAACTCGTCCCAATACCAACTCTATTATTAGTACCATCAACAAATAAAGTTGAAGTATCAAAAGTAGCATTACCAGTAAATGTTGGATCGGCTTTAGGTGCAAATGTAGAATTTACATATGTATTAGAAGCAGCATAAGATATTGCATTACTATAAGCAGTTCCAGCTATTGTTGCTGCGTAGGATACAGCATTTGAATACGCCGTTCCTGCTATTGTATCAGAATATGACCTTAAATCTGATGCAGTATTACCACCTAAGTATGTTGCTGAATTAGCTGCTAAGGTTCCAATATAAACTGAATTAACATGTACACCAGTAGCATTTACAACTGCACCTGTTCCTTGTACAACAAAAACACCAGTTGAATTAGCAGATATACCATTATTAGCTAATACCGAAATTGTACCTGAATCTGTTATTGGCCCTCCTGACAAACCATCACCAGAATCTACTGATGTTACAGTAGACCCCCAATATATACCAGTACTATTTGTTGTTAAAACTTGTCCAGAAATACCAAGTGAACCATCAGCAACAATAGCAGAAATGGTAGCATTAGCAGTTACATTAAGATTTGTAACATTAGCAGCTGGTTCAAAAATATTAGAACCATCAGAAGAATATAACTTCTTATCCGTGAGGTTAATAGCAAGTTCACCAACACTAATGGTTGATGTGTTCGGCTGCTTACCTGCAACTGAAGAACGCTTTAGCTGAATCGTTGTGTTTGCCATATGGCTATCCCCTTATTCGGTATATACCGAGGTCAGAATGTGTTTTCTTCTACAGGAAGTTCAGCAACTGTATCTACAGGCTTCTCTTCTTTCTTTTTATTATTTATTTGTTTTGGTTTTTGATTTTTCTCTAACTCAGTAATATTCTTTGCTACATCATTCACTTCAACATTAAGTCTTTCAACTTCTTTTTGTAATGATGTATTTCTGGCACGAAGATTATTTCTCTCTTCATTTGCCTCATTATATTTTTTATTGAGTTCTACAAATCTATCTCTCTCAGACTGTTTATCAAGTTCTAATTTTTTATTTCTATTAGTAAGTTCTTCAATAGAATTTGCAGCTTGCTGCATCATTTCATTTTGAGTCTCGACCTGTTTCTGAGACTCATCATATTTGCCTTGAATTTCTGAGGAGGATTTGATTGCCATAGACGCTTTAATTTCAGCGTCTATGGTTTTTCTTATTTGATCAAATAATATTTGCTCTTGACGCAATACATAAAGCCTAGTATAATCATTTTGTTCAGTTTCAGACATTATAAAATCCTAAGTTATGTCTTACGAGTTCTACCTTGACGGTATCCATCTGGTATTGATTCTAATCTATTTATTCTTTTATTGTCTTTGCCATTGGTAATCCAAATAAGATTTGAAAAAAATTCTGATATTCTTTTCTTAGATTCTTCATTATGAACTTGAACCCCTAACTTTATATTTCTCAAATGCTGTTTAGTTTTTTCCGAATGCGGTTTGGTGTTGCCTTTATAAAATCCTACCTTTGATCTAGCTTTATTTTGTTTTTCAATATATTCAGGATCAGACCATAAATCCTTAGATTTTTTCTTTCTCAGATTAATTTGCTGCTGATCTTCAAATTGTTTTTTGTTAGCCTTGCGAAGTTTTTGTTTGGTTTCTTCGGATACAAATTTGCCTTTGTTGGCAGCTGCAATTTTTTGGCGAGTTTCTGTAGAATGTTTATAACCTCTAGTAGAAGGCGTAGAAGAACTTAAAGATTTATTATAATATTTCGAATTACATTCTACAGGAGTAATCATATCAAGCCATCTTTGTTCTTCAATGACTAAATCATCCATGTTTGTGTATATTCTTTTAATCACTCTTCTTTTAAAGTCTGAAGGTCTGTTATTATAATTGTTTCTCATGTTTGTAGAAGAACAAATATAACAGTCGTTCTCATAACCCCAATGTCTACCTAGATAATATCTCTTGTGTTTTCGATCAAACCATATGTAAATGAAACCATATTTCTCCATAAAAAATACTCCCTTTGATGTTATCTCTAGGAGTATTTAGTATTTTTTTATTTTTAAAATGATCCGCCATCAAGAGAGTCATAAACAAGAGCAGTTCCATTTGACTGTAGAACATATCCTAAAGTACCAAGTCCTAGTTTTCTAAATCCATTTGAAGAGTTAGCAACTAGAATATCTTCAGCGGTATATGACGCTAGGCCAGTACCACCAGATGTTCCTGCAAGAGCAGTTGATAATGCTAATGTATTAGCTGTAATTCCTACTGATATTGTAGAATTAGCAGTAATATTAGTAACTGTTGAATTTGATACTAATGCACCAGTATTAATATAAGCATGTAGTAGTGCTTGTGTATAACCAGTAGCACCAGTATCTACTGTAGTTGCGCCAGAATCAAGATTTGCTTGCTCTGAGCCAGTAAATAGATAATATGAATCATCTCCAGCATCACGATAAAAACCAGTATGAGCTTTTGTAGAACCACCATCAGGAGAATAGTGACCTATAAAACCAATATCGAGAGTATCAGAAGTTTCATTGTTAGCAGCTAAATGAATTAGAGGGTCAACTATGCTCAATTCAGAAGCTGATACATATGTAACATTGCCAGAAACAGTTAGATCACCGCTTACTGATAGATCACCATCAAAATAACCTGTTACTGAATGAACATTAGAAGCATGAATCTCATTCCAGCGAAGATCATTTGTACCTAAGCTATAAGTAACATTTGCTGAAGGATTTAAATTTGAACCAACTCTTGATGTGAATTCAATTTTATCATTTACTGAATCACCAATAACAGCATTAGCAGTTACAGTTAATAATGAATTAATAATTGTTTCTGTACCACCAAAAGTATTATTACCAGTATATGTACCACTTCTAGAAAGTGTATCTGACATTGCATTTGAGTATGCTGTACTGGAAGACGTGTCTGTGTAAGAAGTAGCATTGGTATACGCTGTAGCAGCAGTTGTATCAGAATAAGTTCTGAGAGTAGAAGCGGTATTACCACCTACAGTTGCAGCATCAACACTAGTAACTAAAGCACCATCACCAGAAAAATTAGTAACAGTTAAAGTATCAGATGCTGCATTATATGTCATTCCAGCATCACCAGCAACAACACCAGAATCATTAAATAGAACCTGAGTATTTGAACTATTATTTGTTACTGTATATGCAATAGATGAATCTACATATGTCTTAACAGCAAATGTAGTAGGAAGTTCATTATTAGCCGCTGCACCAAGATGTGTTGTATTTGCAGTTGCATTAATCTGATTAACAGATGCTGAACCAATATAAAGATTTGCTGTCTTAATTACATCTAAATAACTTGTTGAGTTAGCAACTAGAGCCTGGTTAGCTGTAAGAGTACCAGGATATCGTTTGCCAGAAATTGGTTCTACAGTGCCAGCTGAACCAATATAAAGAACATCACCATTAGCGGTATATGCCAATTCACCATTGGCCAATGAACCTGGAGTTGCTGTATTTATTGAACGTTTAATTTGAATTAAATTGGCCATTTATTTTTATCCTGTTTATTTAAGGCCATATTAAAAAGTACCGCCGTCAAGAGTGCCTGATACATCCCCTAGATTTAAAGCTTTTACTACATATTTATCTGTATCTGAATTATAAACTAATGTATGACCATTAGAAATAGAACCGACTTGTTCTACTACATCTTCAAGAAGATCAAGCCTATTAGTTCTTGCTTCAATAGATGATTTTATTGTAACTGGTGCATTAGAACGAATTACACCTTCTTGATTTACTTTAACAGATACCGTTGGTCTTGTTCTAGTTAATGTAGCTACAACAGCCATTATCTTGTTACCTCTGGTGTAACAGTTATAATACCTTCAATAATTCGAGTAACATTATTGGAAGAATCAATTAATTCTACATCATAAACATATCTTCCTGCTACTATATTAGCAGTTTGAGAATCGGTTAATGACAATGTTAAAAGACCGTCTTCAAGAGCTGTAGTAATGGTAACTGAATTTGAGGATGTATAATGCTTTCGCATCTGAGATCTTGATGTGTAACCTGTAACAACCAAATCATCACCATTTGAATCATCTAGATTAATGGTTGCTGAGAATGTAGAGCCTTGATCTATAATTAAATTTGCTTTTGATGCCATTTTTATCCTCAGACGTACATTGCTACTCTATGAATATTTATAACAGCACCTGAAGAAGCAGAAGTTCCTCTAAGTCTAACATCGGATCCTGAAATATCAGCCTCAAAAGTAACAAGATTTGATCCTGTTCTTAAAGTTCCAAATTCTGTAACAGAAGCAGTTGTTCCATCATGAAGTACTAATAATTTTGAAGATTGATAATCGCTTCCTGATGTAATTGAAACAGTATATTCTGCAGATCTAAATGTCGCTAAAGCAAATGTGTCAACTGTTTCTGCACTTGTGCTTGAAGTTGTATGTGTTGCTGTATCTGTATAAGAAATAGTATCAACTTTAAGAGCGTAAACTTCAGTGTTTCCAGTTATTACTGTTCTTTGAGAATTAATTCCAACATATGTTGCATTTAGATTTGATTGTGTTCCTGTAACATGAAGATTTGCAACATTTGCTACAAGAGCTGTAACTGTACTATTTCCAGTTAAACTAACAAGATCTGTTGTTGAATACTTAAATGTTGTATTACCACTAAATGTTGATATTGATGTAACATTAAAATTAGTTGAAGTAACATTTGCTAATGTTGAACTAACATCTAATCTAGAACCAGAAACGGCTGTATTTGTAGAAGTAATATTGGTTACTACAGACGTTACTTGTGTCTGCGATACAGTAGAATTAGCAGTAATATAAAGAGTGTTTGGTTGCGAAGAACCATTTGGCTGAAATATTGTATTTGAAGCAACATATAAAGTGTTTACAGTATTAACATCGCCACCTCTAATATAAGAATTTGCTGCTAATACTACCGCTGAAAAATAACCATTTACATGACCATTACCTGTAGTTAAAGAACCGTCGGATGTTAAATCACATGTCACTGCATTGTTACTTATGATTTTATACACCTGGTTTGATCTTGATAACCAAACACCAAAGGTTTGAGTATTAGTAACTGGTGATACTGATATTGTCATTTACTTCTCTATCTTATTTAAAATTTGTGATAACAAAGACTTAATATCATTAAGTTCTTGATTAATTTTATCCTGTTCTTCTACAATATTATTTAGTTTCTTTGCTCGATCACGTTCTTCACGATATTTTTTTAGTCCATCATCATCTGTGTTTACTATTCCACGAGAACTAGCATGTCTAAGAAGATTTTTATTATCTATTACTTTTAAATAATTTTCTGCCATCTTAGTTCTGTAATGCTAGAGTTCTCATATCAGCAACACGTGGAATAATATAATGATTATCACCGGTTAGTATTATCTTAATAGCAAATTGTTTGATTGTATCATGGACATCACCAGAACTATTTACATATTTAGAAATATATTCATTATCATGATATTTAAATACGCCATTTTCATGTGATAGGTCTGGTATAACACCAATTGCCGCATTTGAAGATGTAAAACCTACATTACTTGATACAACAACTGAACTTGAATTTGTTACGGATATAACTTCTCTTACAGTGAATGTTGAGTTTGCATTATCCTTAACATATATAAAATCACCAACAGAAAGAGTTTCTGTATTAAACATTCCAACATTTGCTGAGGTAGATCCACAACTTCCAGAATCAGCAAAAAGACCTTTACTTGTTGGAAGATTATATTCTAATTCAACATAGTCATTAATATTAGCCTTACTGCTTAATAATCCAATAGAATTTTTTTCTGGCATTTGTGACCAAACTCTATTTTCAAAATCACTAGAATCATTTACACCAAGAGCCTTAATATAAACATATATGCCGGTGTTTGCTGGTCTATATGCAGTTAAATATGTTATTGCATCATCGGCTTCTTGATTTGGAGCGAGTGATGTGCTTTTAGAAATATATCTTGCCACATCATCAAATCCATTATCCAAACTTTCTGAATAGTATTCAGCAATTGAAACATTTGCTGTAAATGTATCAAATGTCATATTACCCGGATTTGATGGAAATTTTCCTGAATTATTAATTACTCTAACAAATGTAGTATTAGCATATGCTACTTCTGCTGTATTAGATCCAAGCGTAACAGTTGAACCTACAGCTGGAACATCCAATTGGTTATCAAGAGTTTTATTAAGAGTTAAATAATAACCAGTTAAATTTTCATCTGATACAAGAATATTTTCTGTTAAAGTAATGTATCTTGACATCATATCAATATTAGGAGAAATTTCATTATTTCCAGTTGCAAAATCTACTTTAATTCTTAAAGAAGTATTTGCAGAACCTGATCTATTTTCCAATTCATTACTATAATTAGCTAAAATTCTTTGTTTATCATATAATTCGGCAGCAATTTTATTTTTTAAATTTAAATATGAAGAATCATCAGATGTATAATTTCCATCATCATCTAAGCCTTTAAATGAATATGTTAATGACGTATCTTTTGGTTCAAATTCTAAAATTAAAGGAGTTATTGAATTATATTGAATTTCACTTTGTGAATCTATTTTTGCTGCTGATTTAGAAGAAAGTCCAAACACATATTCATTATATATTTTAGATCCAGAATGATTTCTTGAAGAAGTAAAAGATTTTTGAAAAATTAATACTATAGATTGTTTATTTTGATCATAAATTTCTTGTGTGTTAATCAATCCTCCAATATTATCATATCTTGCTATAAATGCGCCAGTTGATTCGGTATAAGGCATATTAGTATTAACTCGAATCTCCGTATTTGAATTTATAGAAGTAATTCTTCTAAAAAGCCCATTGGCTAAAGAACTTTTAGCTACAAAAATATAATCACCATTAGAAAAAACACCTGAATATGGCACTGTTATAGTATTTGAACCACTGGAGAAAGTAGTATCATCTACAACTGAAGAAAGTGAAGCATTTGCTGTTGAAGTGATTCCTTTTACTTCATATGAAGCATCAAATACACCTCTGGTATTTGCAACAACAAGATTAGTTGTATTAGCAAAAGTTAAAGTACCAAATGCAATATTTGCTGTTCCATTGCTCTGATAAACTGTTTCTGATGTTGTAAATGCAGCAGAATTGGAAGCAATAACTAATCTTGAAATATCAAACACTGCATTACTAACATATGCAGTTTCACCTTTTCGAAAAGTTCCAACAGTATCTTTTATATAAAAAGAATCTGTATTTGCTACATTTAATATTGCGCTACCAGAAGTGTTAGTAAAACTAGCTTGATGTATTGAAAATTTTATATCTTCAGTTTGTATAGGAGTCCATTGAATATCGTTTGATGATATAAACAAAGTTCCTGTGTCATTATTTTTACTTACTAAATTATTTGTTAATACATCAGTTTGTCCAATTTCTGAAGTCCAAACTTCATATTTATCGGTTCCACCTCCGGGTATTAAAACAAATGCATATGATTTATTTGCTTCTAAATATGGTGGTTGTTTAAAAGTAAAACTAGTAGCAGCACTAGCATCATCTGATGCATATGCAATATTATGTGTGGGTTGATCATCCCAAAGCCCACCATAATCATCTGGATTTGCTATAGCATCTTGATAATCACCGTCAGGAAAAGCGAAACATTCACTATTTGGTATAACTATAGAAGTAGGGTATCCATTATCAGTTTCTCTTAATTGTAAAACTATACCTTTATCAGGATCAATAGATTTAAAATATACATCTATTTTATATAGATAAATACCAGCCGTTCCATTTTGCGGTTTTGATACAAAAAACGTTTGACCAATTGGTTTCATTTATTATTTCCTTGATTTTTATGGACAAGAAGCACATTCAAAGTAATACTCGTCTTCTGGCGGTGGTGGTGGCTCTATATATATTGATGTTCTTACAACATTCGTTCCTGTTTCTGTATATGTTATAGTTCTATTTGCATCTACTTCACTCCATTCTAATAATGGCGATTTTACATTTAAAATAGAACTTGCATAGTTAACATGTAATTTAGATGCATAAAATTCTTTAATAGCTGAAGTAGTTATAGCATCTTCACCTTGTGTTAAATCATCTATATCTAAAATTTTAATTAACGATTGTTCTTGTTTAAATGTATTTGGTGGTATATTAATTACGCCAAATACACGTCCTTTAGAATCAGTAATAAGTTCTTCTTTTAATTGATATGTTATTTCATCAGAGTTTTGAAATATATTTGAAGCATTAGTTGAAGTATCTAATCTTCTAACATAACTATTATTATCCAATCTTGTACTATAACTTAAAAGAATATCATTAAAATAAAGATATACTCTAGTATTAGGTTTTAAATCATAAGCATAAAATTGTACAGTTTGAGCATTAATATATGGTAATATATTAATGCTTTGTATATATTGACCTAAATTTATAGAAGTATTATTATTTGTTGTAACTAAATCTTGACCAATTCTTTTTTGTTGTTCGGCAAACGTATCAACTGTAGTTGTATAAGTAGTAGTAGTAACAGTTTCACCACCATAATAATCCCATGCAGATGATGTAGATGATGTACTTGAACTCGAAGTGCCAGTTTGTCTAGTGCTTTGTGTTTCCCATGTACCCCATTCAGTTTCCCATGCATTTGCTAAAGTTATCCAGTTCTGTGATAAATCAAGGTTTGATACAACATCCGGTAAAGTATCATAACATGGTTCAATTGATCCTTCTAACGGAATTTCTATTCTTCCAATATGATTATATATATTGCCTTCAATACAATTTCTATATTTTGTAGCAAAATTTTGTCTTGTTAAAAGTGAAGAAGTATGAGTTAATAATATTGATTTACCTTTTTTAACAACATTTGAACTCTTAGAAGAATCAAAATCCAAAGTAAATCTTCTAACTTTAAATTTTGGTCTTAATTCTGATTTCTTTTTATCAAGAGAAATATTAAACTTTGGATGTAAAGTATTGGTAACTGCAAATGTATCAAAGTTATCAACCATAAATCCATTTTTAAATCTATTAAGACCTGTTGAATCACTTCTTACTAATAAATCATTAGCATTTTTTTCAAGAAGGTTTAAAGCAGTATAATATTCAAGAACATTAATTCTTGACTCAATACCGGCAATATCTCTCATTGTATATCTTTTGTTTTGTTTAATATCAACAGTAACTGAATAATCATAACGATTGGCTAATTTTGCTTCATATGGTGTTAAAGTTGGATATTGTGTAACTCTAACAGTTCCAAGATTCATCATATCTTCTTTAGCAAGAGGAGGCACGGGTGTTAATGATGATTCACCTTCAATAATTCTTATCTGTCCCCCAGTAGTCATCATAACTCTATCAACACGTGGTAGATAATATGCCAGATCAGTTGTAAATTCTGAATCGGGAACAGGGATATAAGAACCTTCAACTGGTAAATCCCATGATATAGTTGCTATAGGATTAACTGTTGCGCTTGCAACTGTTCCTGTATCAACTGCTGTATTTGCAGCATATGGTCTAAAATCTACATGATCACGTAAATCATATACCTGGCCTTTTGAAGAAGTATATAGTGGAATATCTTTAATGGAGATATGTGTTGAATCTATATAATCATTGGCATAAACAGGATAAGAAGCAGCAGTAAAGAAACCTTTACCGGCTGATTCATCGTGATCAAAATAATCAAATTCAACAAGAATAGTTGAAGTATTACTTAATAAAGAATTTGTTTTAGTTTTTAAAGTAGATATTGCATAATATGAATCTTTCTGACCATTATCAAGAGTAAAATAATTTTTATAATCAGTTCCAGTGTTGGAATATACACCACCAGTGCCAATATAAACAGCATTAATTTTATGAACATCAGAGAAACCAAAAGGCCATGGTCCAGAAGTTCCATAAGAAGAATTTGAACAATCTATCTTAACATAACGAGCTTTCTTAATGTCTTTTTGAATTGGTTGTGCAGAAGATCTTTTTGCTTTATGATACACAACAGCAGCAAGAGTACCAGAAGAATCAAAAGTTTCATTAAGATTAATTTCTGTTTCAGTAGTTGAATTAACAATAACACTTCTTGCAGATCTATCTAATGGAATTGGTACACCATTGATAAAAATCTTTTTATGTGTTGCTCCAGTATTGCTATAAGATGCATTTGCATCTATTTTCATATGTGTATTATTTGATACTTGTGTAATTCTTCTAGTATAACCATCAATAGTTACATAATCACCAGCACTATATTCTGAAGTAAAGCTGGTTCCAACACCCGTAACTGTTGAATTTGAATAAGTGTTTACGGTTCCTGTTTTAGTAGAAACCTGATTGGCTGTTGGAATAAGAATAAATTCTTGTTTTTGCGAAGTTGATAGTGTTCCAGAATAAGGAAACGTATCAGAAGAAAGAGTAATGGTTATTTGACCATTTGCTAGAATAGTGCCGGACTCTTTATTTCTATATGAAAATGAAGCTGAAGATCCAAATCCATTTGTAGTTAAAGCCTTTGGACCAAGTCTAAATAATAATGTTCTTTGAGAATCTCCTTCAAGTCTTGTTGTATTAGCGCCAAGAGAAGCATTATAAATTTGAACAATATCAGCGCATGCAACAGTTGAACCACCTGAAGTATACATTACAGATTTAACATCAGATGTTGAATAGCCAGCATTCATTACAATATCAAATATGTATAATTTATATTGCGCATCAGAAGTACCAGGTGTTCCGGATTCATGAAGTACACTTCTAATTTTAGCTGTACCAATTTGTGTTGATCCAGCTGCAGTTCCTAGAAAACCACGATCTGTTAATGCATTTTTGAATGCATTATGTAATTCAACTTCAATTAATTGATCTGTATCAAATTCGCCAACATAATCATCAACAATAAAATAATTTTCATAATTTGAAGTAATTGTTACTTCAGAATTAGCATAATCTGTTCCTTTACGCAAATCTAAAATATTATTATTAAGATATTCAACTCTATATCCTTTGGCATATCCAAGACCTTGTGAAACAACAAGATTTAAAAGCTCAGCATTTGAAGCATGTGTTTCAGTATTTAATAGAAATGGTTTTACAACAAAGTCGCCATTTGTTTCATATGTTCTTCTTGCTTGTTCTGCTCCAAGAGCAGCGTACTGAGCATCATTCTTAATAGTGACTGGATAACCATTTTTAAAATCACATAATGAAAAGAATATATTAGTATCAATATTTGATGTAGTTCTTTTTTCTAATGTTGGTACTAATTTAAGTCTATGCGCGCCAGGTGCTGAAAAGTTTGGAGAACCAGCCGCATTATCAAGTAGCGTGGTATCTGCTTCTGGTGTTATGATTGATTCATCAAGTTTAAATCCAATAGAAACATTATTAGGAGTATTATCATACTTACTGACAAGTATAGTTTGTGTTGGAACTCTTACAAAATATCCATCTTTAAAAATTACGCCTTCGGTTGTAGTAAAAGCATAACCAAAACCAACAGAAGCTTCTGAAGTATTTGCAGGAGTTGCAACTTCAATAGTTGAATTACCAATTTGAACATTTGCCGTTGTATATAATGTTAATGCATCACCTTTATCAAAACTTTTTTGTGGATCACCATTTGCATATGCAGCAGAATTTAAATAAGAAACATATAAAGTATTAAAATCTGGAGCTGCTGATTCTAGACCATCCGCTGAATTAATAATTAAAGCCTGCAATCCATTTTCATTTTCAATATAGTTTCCAACAAAGTCTGAAGTTGTTGAGATAGCAAAGTTATTTGTGTATGTATCATTGATTTTTACAAAGTTATATTTTCTATCAAATGTAAATGAGCACCCTTCAACAACAGACCCATTTTTAAAAATATGACGACCAAATTTATCTACCTGATCCTGCAATATAGATTGCATTTCATTAAGTTCACGTGTTTGAACTGCTGTTGATGGTCTAAATAAAACTCTATGAAAGTTATCATTAGCATCAAACTCGTCAAAATATGGTCTACGTGAAAGATCTGTTGTGATCGCCATCTTTTCCTCTTAAAATTTTACAATTAGACGAATGTCTTCTCTACTATTTATTGTCTTTTCAAATGGTTCTATGTTTTCAATATAGATAACATCACCACTTTCTCTAACTAGATCTGGATATGTAATGGTATTTGCTAATGCACTAGTTCCTTGTGTATTTGATGTTTGACCAATAATTAAGTTATCACCATTCTGGAATCTATTTTCAATATCATTAACAACAATAACCGGAAATGCTTCATCCACAACACCAGACTCACCAGAACTTTGACCATCAAATCCATCGCCGGCTTCAAATGTTCCTTGAACATCTGATAATTTTATATATGTTGAATTGGCAAATAAAATCACAGCATTTCCACTTGTAGTAGTATTATCAATTCTTTCTCCTACAATAAAAGCACCAGTGTTTGAAGAAAGAGTAAAATCAAGCTCATTAGTCAAATTTATAATAATACCAGAAGCATTTGATGTTTCTTGAATTACCTTTTCAAAAAGAATATAATTACCTGTTTGACTATTTATGCCAATTCTTGAAGTTTGATTAAACCACTTGCCATAGTTATTGGTTATATCTTGTGAATTATTTGCAGTATAGATATATTCAACTGTAGCATATGCATTAGTTGAAGGTTCAATTATTTGTTGAGAACTTTGCAATCTACCAGCAACATCTGATACACGAATTAAAGTATTTGAAACTACTTGAGTAATTATTCCATTAGCGCCATAGACACCGAGTCCATTATTATCAACTACTTGCTGATAAAAAATAGAATTAGCTGAAGCAGTAAACAATGAAGAATTAGCAGCAATAACATTTGCGGTTTCACCGGATGCTAATCCAGTTATATCATCATTAGCAGTATTAGCATCAAATGAGCCAACTATGTTTTTAAGTTCCATATATGTTGAATTACTATAAACAATAGTTCCTGTAGCATTTGATGATGTCTGTAAAACTGTTTCACCAGTTGTAAAAATATCACTTCTATTTTCAATAAACAATTTAACTCTATCAAGATCAGTTAAATGTAGCCAAAGAGTAGGATTACTTGTTGTTGAATATAATGGATTTCTAATTATACCAATTTTTCTATAATCACCATAGGGTAATATTTTATATTGTTCTTCAGAAAATGTTCCTATCTTAGTACTAATTCCAACTCTATCAGCACCTAGTTCAATTTGTGCATTTGCGCCATGGCCAAGTATTGGGCTAATAAATGCTTCAGCGGATGCTCCATTTCCAAATTCACTATTACTTGTTATTGTAATAGTGGCGTTAGTATATCCAGATCCCGGATCTATCATAACAATTTGGTAAACAGAATTTGTTGATGTTGCTCCAGTATTAACAACTGAATATGCAAGAGCATTTGAACCATCACCAGTAATAGCAACAGTTGGTGAGATTATATATTGTGTTTGCTCATTGGGAATAAAAAATGTAGATTCTACTACAGCATTTGCGCCGCCATCAGAGAAAATTTTCTGTCCATTAACAAGACTTCTATCATCTGCTATAATTGTAATATTTTTATAATCTTCAACATCATCAATTTGAGCTCTAGATAATGATGTCTTTCCTTTTACATATAAATCTACTGTATTATTTGATGCTTGAAATACACCACTAACATCAGAAACAATAATTGTATTTGCATCAATTGATGAAATAATACCATTTGCATATTGATTATTATTAGATGAATCAACCATATCAATAGTTTCACCTAATACAAAATCAGAAGATGAAGTAATAGAATTATTATATGTTAATCTGACACCATCAAGATTGCGATAAACAATTTCACCATTTGAACTTAAAATTGATTTGCTTTCAATGCTAAAAGCATCAGCTAATTTATAATGTGCATTTGCAGATAGTGTATTAGCAAAAGCAAAACTTACTATAATTTGTGTTGAATTTGTTACTTCATTAATTCTTCTAATATTTGCATTTGTGTTTGCATGCCCAACTCTAATAAATTCGTCATTTGCATATTCGGTATCAAAAGATGTGCCAACGCCTGTTATAACCGTGCAAGCAGCAGTTATACTGGCCGTACCAGTTTTGGATGTTTCAAGTCCAGATGTAGCCGTATTAAATACTGGATAATCACCTGTTGCATTAAATTCTGTATCACCGCTTCTAAAAAGTTGAAACACGCTTGAGTTTGCTATAATTAAAGAACCAAGAGCATCAGTATCAGTTTGCTTAATTTCATCACCTTCGGTAAAATACCCAGTATAATAAACATAATTAAGCTTTGTTATATCTTGAGAAATATTTTCACCAACCAAAAATTCTGATGTATCAGAAATATTAGATAACTTAATATTAACAAAGGTATCAAATTTTTCATATGGAATAATAATTTTATTCAAACCATCATATGATTTAATTTTTCTAATTTGATTACCACCAAGACCGGAACTCAAGTAAATTGAAGATAGATTATAAATGTTATCATTTTCAGAAGCATCAGAAGAAATTACTATGGCCTGACTATTTGCTAATCTCTGAACCTGGCCTACTTCATATATTTGATAATTAGTGCCACCATTAACTATATTAATATGATCAATTGATCCAGGAGTTGCATTATCTTCTACTATTGTATTTGCAATAACAGGAATATAATCCTTTGTTGCAAATCTATTCATGGAATCGCTATCAATGGTAAACATATATTTCCAAATATAACCATCAGTAGTTTTAAAGGTTCCTGATGTTGTTGTTAGATTTGGTTTTATAGTTGATTTAGCATCTTCATTATTATGAATGCATTTAAAAACAAGATTTTCATTTGTTATGACAAAAAAGTTTTTAGTATATAAATCGCCATCCAAATGATTATATTCATCATAAACAGTATTAGAAGTCCAGTTAATTCTTCTAATCATTGATTTTGCATCAGTAGATTCTATTCTCTTTCCAAAAACAATATCATGATAAATTTTTTGTTCAAACTGATTTACATCATTATTTGCAACATCAGGTGTTGGTTCATTTGACCATTCTGTTGGTTTGCCAACAAAAACATAAAGAGCATTATTTGGCGCTGACACATGATCAATAAAATCTTGTGCTTGATTTACACCATGTTTTATAGTTAAGACTGCCATTTATTACACCGTTATCTTTGAAAGAGTGTGAATCTCGTTAAACCCTGATGTTATATCTATTACATCACCATTGCTTGTTTCAGATAGTTTTATTCCTGTAGAATTAGCCGAAACAACATAATATTCATCGCCATCAGTTAAACTATCTATTGCACTAGGATGTTTTTGTATAATAATATGCTCTTCGGTTAATCCTTTTGTTATATTAATAACACTTCCATTATATGTAGAAGATAGTTTTATTCCTGTAGAATTAGCCGAAACAACATAATAATAATTAGCATTTGATAATCCAGATATCACAGTTCCATCTAATTTTGTAGAATAAAACACTATATTATTATTTACCAATTGATTAGAGGATATAGTTATAAAATCATTTGCATTATCAATAGCTGAGTTAGCATTAAATGTTACTTCATAATGAGATGTATTTGTATAATCTAATTCTCTTGAAGTATATAAAACTAAATCATTATTAACAAATGGGTTTGATGATATTGTTATAAAATTATTAGTACTATCGACATCAGTGTTAGCATTAAATTCAATTATTTCATTTTGATAATGCGTATTTGATATGATTGATGCATCAGTATCAATATATTTTGAGTTTCTAAATCTACCAAATAGTTTTACACCAGATGGATGTATTAATGATTTTACAAGTTTTTCATAAGTTGCTTTAGCTTTTGATGATATAATATCATATGAATATTCTTGATAATAATCTGAATCTTGTAAATATTGGTCATGCGAAGTAAAGCTTTTTGTATTTTTCCAATAACCAGATCCAACACCATTCTTATCAATAATGCTTCTACCATAAACTGATATTTGATTATTTGGTGAAGATAGATAAACTTCTTCAAGTCTTTGATATCCAACACCAGAGTCAACAATAGCTATAGATGTTACTATACCATTAGCAGTTCCTGCATCAGCAGTAACAGTTGCATTGTAACCTTTATATGTTACTGGTGAATTGCCAAAATTATCATCAATTCTGAAATCATATACATCAGGTTCAATTATAGTAACTGTTGGGTCTGAAGAATATCCTTCACCTGGATTAATATTTTTAAGATATGAAATAGTTCCAATTTCAAGTGTTCTATATCTTAAAGTATTTTCAAGCGTAGTATCTAGATTTTCATCATCTGGAATATTTAATGCGTCAAATTCCCAATCTGTTAATCTTTGAATAGATTCAATAGTTGTAGATCCACCGGTAGCATCTCCATTTGCGTATAACCCATACACAGTTGTATTTGGTAAAAATCTTCCTGCTTCTCTAATAACTGTAACTAATAGCGTTGCTGAAGATCCAGAAGTATTTGATAAATCAACACTTGGTGCTGAAGTATATCCAGAACCAACTTCAGTTAAATCAACAGCAATAATTGTGCCATTAGAATCAGTTGTTAGATAACCTAAACCACCAGATCCACCGCCACCTGTAAATGTTACTGATTCAGAATTAATATAACCAGTACCACCATCTGACACTGTTATAGCATCAATAATATTAGTTGTTGTAAAACTGTAAATGGTATTAGATCTTACTACATTATTTGATGTGTTTGCTGATTCCATAGTACCGTTTGCTTCAATGGTACTTTCTCCATAGTTTGCTTTAACAACAACATAATTACCGGAAATATTTCCTGTTAATGTATCACCTAATGAAATTGTACCTTGAACATCAGTTAAAGTTAAATAACTACCAAATGACTCGTTAACAATTGCATTTGCTGTATTTCCTGTTATATTAACTTTTTCACCAATAGTTAATGTTTGAACTGGATCAACATCAATTGTATATACATTAACTGAAGCATATACATAATCGGCATTTGCTAATTCATTCGCATCAGTTACAGCAAGATCAACTCCGGAAAACATTTCTTCAAGATCGGCTTCATCATAATCATTAATACCATCCAAAGAAATAGAAATAATTTCTTTATCTACCAAACCACCAATTTGAAAAGTTGCATCTGCTCCACCACCGCCTTCAACAATAACATTAGCATTTACTGAAAAACCAGATCCACCATTAATTAATGTAAATGTAACTTTACCATTTTCATCTTTAGTTCCTGCAACTCTTGCAATACCGCCAGTTCCAGATCCTTCAATATTTAATAGATCACCAATTTCGTAATTAGCGCCGCCGCTGGTAATTGATACTGAAGATAAAGATCCAATAATTCTTGGTGAGTTTGCTGCATTCATTCCAGAAATTTCTGGAGAAATAACTATTTCACCATAAACAAAATTTCCTCTTAAATTGCTTAAATTTATAATATTATAAACCGAGCGATTAACAATCTTTCTAAATACAGATTCTACAACAGCTCGTGCATTTGAAGTTGTACCATATATTTCCTTGCCAACTAATTGAGATATAAATGGATTATCATTTACCTCAATATATTTTGGAACAAACCAAGATGCTTCTGATGGTTTAAAAAGATTATTACCTGGAATATAAAGTTCTATATCCTCATCAAATAATATTTTAAAAAGAAGTTCATATGCTCTTTTGGTACCTTTAGTTCTATAAAGATCCAGTATATGTTTTGTTAAAAATCTTTTATCAACAAGAATATCATTAGGAATGCTATGTAAGTATTTTTTCTTAAAATCCATTATAAAAAATTCTAAAGTATTGTCAACGTCTCTATACTCTAAAAGATTTCTGGATTTTCCAATAGGATTGGGATTGTTAATAACTCTTTTTACTACAAATGAGTTTGATAATTTATACTTAATATATTCAACATTTGTTAAATTTTCATCCCAGTTGCTATTGACAACTAAAAGCTGATTTGTTATAATTCTATCTATCCGCTTTACAGTATTTCCAATTTTAATATAGTCATTTGTTGTAAAATCAGATAGAAATTTAGTTCCAGCACCTCCAACAACATTCTTACTTGATGATGTTATAGATACTGTAGTATCAAATTCTGTTTCGATATCAATTTGATATAGCGTATCTTCAGCTTCAAAATTCATTTCACCAAATACATCAACATATACTTTATTTGTTTCAACAATATATGGATTATATGTTGGATCAGTTAATTTTATTACTTTTTTCTCAAGCTTTAATGTATGAGAATTTGGAGCAAAATTTAATCTATATCTCTGTTGTCCTTCTAGCCATTCATAATAAGCCTTAACAAAAGCAATAAATTCTGGCCCTTCTTCTTGATAAAAGGCTGGAAATTGTGATTCTATGAATTGTGATATATTTTTTTGAATGGTCATTGATTATTATAATCTGTAATTTCTACATTAAGATCTGTTGAAGTATTTATTAGAATAATATCATTCTTTCTAGAATAGATATCTTCTGATATTGATTTAGCTGTAAATACCAATCCAGGATTATTTTGATATGAATTAATTATCATTGAATTGAGTGATACATCGCCGGTAATATAATTAATAGTTCCAGCTGTTTCATAAACCAATACACCGGAAGCAGTCACTTCAACTTTATATAAAGTATTTGGATTTAAATCCAAAATATTATTTGTTGTTGGATCTATTACTTGATTGGTGATATAATATGTTTTTCCAGCAGAAGAAAATCTTGAAGATTGAACTGGTTCATCAGAATCAACCTGATTATTAAAGGAAAATGAAGTAACAAATGATTGATTAAGAACAGGTGTTGTTATTTTTTTCATTAGAAAAACAGATTCAGTACTAATAATACCATCAGTTGAATCTAATATTGATTCTGTTAATCTTGAATATCTAAAAGCAACATTAAAATCTTCAAGATAATCATCATTATATGTTATAATAGCACTTCTTACTAGATTTTCTATTTGTACACCGGAATATACAGTGCTTGAAAAATCTACATACACTTTAGTATTAAGTGTTACATACAGATAATCCGGATTAATTATAACAGGTTCAATACTAAGAGAAGATCTATTTGTTAAAAATTCAACAATATCAGCTTTCTTCGAATCAGTAAGAGTAGTTCCTGAAAAAGTAGAAGGAATAATAAATACCTTACCAAATTGAACTGTGTCCGTAACTGATTCACCACCATAAACATTAACGGCTTTTACTTCAGGAAAATTATTTAAAACCAATATTCTATAATCATCATTTGTAATTGCGCGTTCTTGAGTTTGAAAATGTCTTGGTGCATTAAATCTAATTGATTCATTTGATTCTTCGTCGCTACCACCAGTTGGTTGATCAACTACTGTAATAGTGATACCACCTTCTCCATAATTTCCTTCATTAAATGATGCTAGATCATCATCAAGATTAAAATTGTAAGTTCCAGTTGGAATCAATCCACTTGATACTCTATATGTAACTACCACAATAGAACCATCTGCTGGTTTATATGACATTACATTATCACCAAAGAATATTGAATACTTATTATCATCAGCTCCTTGAATAAAGAAAACTTTTGATTGATCCGTTAAATTAAACAGAGTTTCAGCATATGTATATTCTGTATATGTAACACCATTATCTTCTGATACAAGAACATTAACACTTTCAGTATCAACACCAACATTTGATAATGTAAATATTGGATTTTCTTTTCTATAATCCATAACAAAGGTATCAGCTGGATCTACATAATTTCCTTCATAAACATCAAGATTGCTAATAACAAAATAATTATTTGAAGAACGATATGTTATAGCTTCTTCAGTAGTAAAAACATAATTATCATAACCAGAAGAAGCATTAAATCTTGTGCCTTTTGGAATGGTAAATGTATCAATACCAACGGTTGGAATCTCTAAATCTAGAGTTGCCTTGGCACTTCTTTTTGATCTTGGAAGATAATTTAATTCTTTTGCATGTGATATAATGGAATTTCTTAATTGCGCTGAATCAAGAAACATTTCAGAATTTACCATATTAAGATAAAATGAATTCATATATGTATTGTATGAAAGAACATCCAAAAGAACATTAAAGTTTGATGACTCAAAGTCATAATCCTTATACTTCTCTTGAGACCTCAAGTAAGTTTTAAAACTATCTTTTAATGTATTAAAGTCTAAAGTTGTTAGACCTAGAGTAGTGTTGGCCATTATCTTACTCTTCTAAGAATTACATCTAAATTAATTGGTTCCGTACTATTTATTAGTGAAAAAATGATGTTTACTATCAAACCATAATCATCAGGATATGATTTTACTTGCACATCTATTAATTGAACTCTTGGTTCTTTTTGTTCTATTGTTCTTCTTATTTCAGAATCAAGTTTTTCTAATAAAAAATTTCCAGTGTTTGTTGCATTTTCGAATAATAATTCACGAACTCTAGAACCTATTTCTGGTTGAAAAAATCTTTCGCCAAACTGAGTTAGAATAAGATTTTTTAATGATCTTTTAACTGCATCTTCATTAGTAACTTTAGAAAGAGATTGTGTTCTTGGATCTGGATCAAAATTGGTAGGAAGATCAGAATATATTTCTTTCTTTTTTATAATTTCTGTTAAAAAATCGGCTCTACTAGCCATATTACTCTCCTATTATTTTAATGGCTCGTTGCCGTCTTTTCCACCAGGTAAAACTGGAGGATTCTTTTCAAGGGATGTTCCAAATATATCGCTCTTAGTAATAATACCTTTTTTAGATTTTATTATAACCTGAGCTTTTTGACTGTCTAATGTTATATTCTTTTGTGTTGCACCAAAAACAATTTCTTCAGCTTCAATAATAAATTTCTTACACTTTATTTTAAAGTTTCCATCATCAACTGATATTGAATAATTACCATCTTGAATTGTATCAAGTCTTTCACCTTTATTTTGAAAGACTTGATTGCCATTAACTACTAAAACATTATCACCTTCAATCATGGTATTCATATTACCAGAATGAACAGAAGTTTTATTGCCTGAAGTAAAATCATCATGCTCACCACCAGGCGATGCTGATAAAGTCCCAGTTGATTGTGTTCCACCCGCTAGTACTGTAGATCCTTCTTTAACAGCTTTTGACTCTTTTCCAGCTACTTCTTTATGAGATCCGCCACTTACACTTGTTCTACTATGGCTTGCTACTTTAGTATCAGTTGCGCCATCAATAGAAGTTGTTTGACCACCTTTTGTATAATTAAAAGAATTATCTCTAACAACTTCTACTTTTTTGCCATTAACAGACCACTCTATATATGAACCTGGGTTGGTGTTTCCACCGTGTGATAAGCGAATAGTTTCTTTTCCGGGTGTGTTATCAAATATTAAAGTATGTCCACCCCATGTTTGAAAAGATTGAATATGTGGATATTCCCCATCAAACGTGGTTTCTGGTTTTCTAGGATCATCTTCTTTTGTAGTCATTATAAATCCTAATCTAATTGTGCAAATGAATCAGTAATTGCTGTTATAGCATTTTGTATGTTTTCACTTAAACTAGTAGCCATTGGGTTTTGTTCTTGTTTCTTTTTTACTCTTGCAAAATTTTTTAATGCATCTTCTATTGGTTTTTTAATTTTATTTTCATCTAAAACCGTTGATGGTAAATTTGATGTTACTATTTTTATCATATTACTTCCAGTAGAACCAAGTAACTTAGTTGCTTCTGAAAGTATATTATTAACATTTAAACCGGAACCAAGCATTGCTTGAAGCCCAGTAGATGATAACATAGAATTAAGATTACCAATCAAAGTATTCATTACATTACCAGTTAAATTTCTACCATTAAGAATATTTAAAAAACTTGATGATATTTGATTCATTCCTTGCTCTATAACTGCATCAATTACTTGACTTGGATTACTAGAACTAGAAATTCCATTAGTAAGAGAACTTAAAATCTGTGTTGAATTTATTGTAGAATCAATAGGTGATGTTGTTGGATTATTTGTTAATTGTTCTATTGCTTTTAATGCAATTAATTTATTTTCTTCAGTTAATTTTTCAAATTCTTCTGATTCAATAAATGTTAATAAAGTTTTAAGTACATTATTTATGGCATTTTGTGTTCCACCTTTATCATTAATTGCTTGAGACATTAACCCCTGTAAAGCGGTTGATGCCATATTAAATATACCGGCTGCATTTCCAAGAGAAGATAAAGCATCAATTTTTAATAATGATGTTAATGCTTTGGGTATTGACCCACTTATATTTGAAGGATCAATACTGGAAATTGTATTAAGTACATCTTTTTTTAAACCACCAGCCAATGATCCAATTGTTTTAAGATCTAGAGCTTTTAATCCTTCAGCAGCAACTTTAGTTATACTTTTCTTTTCAAGAGAAGTATCATCTTTACGATCATTATTTTTTTCTATTGCATTTGGTAAAGGTTTTGGATTTCTATCGCCGCCAGCATCATCTTTTCCTTTTGGTCGATTTAAAGGATTTCCAGAATTAGTTTTTTCTTTAGGAGGCGTTTTTCCACCTTGTGTTTTTCCATTATTATCTAATTCACCAGCACTTACATAAGATCCCATAACAAATGGAATTCTCATATCATTAGCATCATACCAAAAACCAATTACTCTAGAATTGGGTAAAAGCCCCGTTGGAGAACCACCAACCTTATTTATTGATGCTGAAGTAACAGGCATTAATACTTGGGCCCATGGAAGATCCTTATCAGGAATCTTAGTTTCATCATCATGATAACCTTTGACACGAATCTGCACCCGCCCGGATTTATGTGGATCCTTGACGTTTATAACTTTTGCATCAAACCATACCCATTTTTCGCCTATTCTCGCCATTTATAATCCTACTTTTGATGGCTGCCTTTTAAACAATCCATGTGACATATATACCTAGGAGAAGTTCTATTTCCTCTTATCTCATGATTCACACCAACAATAACCATTTTACCATTAAGTTGTGGATCTGGTTCTTGTGGTCCAGTGGTTCCTTCATTTCTATTAATTTTAATATCTAATATTTTTCCAGCTGTATATTGAGAATCGCCATACACCTGAATATTTAAGCAATTATCAGTAATAAATGAAAGATAAGATTGTTTATCAGGAAATGCTTTTGTTAGATAATCATCAGGTAAATATGATTTATCAGATGGAATTGTATGTGCTGTACCTATATTTTTAGTATACTCATTCATGTTTCCAAGTTTGGTTTTATTTCCACCTGAAGTATAATCAGTATCTTTTTTTGTATAATCTTTCTTTTCATTACGATGATTACCAGGTCCAGATTCTCTTGTTTCCTGTTTTCTGTTACCCATAATTAATTGTGATAATGAATTTACTTTTGGATAAACATAGTTTATTATTCTGCCATCATTCTCTTCTTCATATCTTAAATTTGAACCACCAGCATTTTCATGAATCATTTTTCTAAATGATTCTTGTTTGAATAATTTTTCAATAGTAACAAAGTTATAAACTTCTTTTCCATCTTTATAATTAGCAAAAGTAAAATAAAGAGAACTCTTAGAGTTATTTGAAACTGCTCTTCTATTTAATTGGTGTAAAATATAATCACCATTAAAATTTGAAGCCCAGTATTCTTGAACACCTTTGGTATCTTCAAATTCTTCCCATTTAGTTATTCCAATTTCTTTACCAACGTCTTTAACTATATTTCCTATAGTTTTATTGTATTTTTTCTGAATAAGTTTGGAAAGGTTTGTTAATAGTGGAGCAGAATATAAAGTCAACTCATATGCTTTTGCTCCATTAGATCCCATATCTTGAACCTTTTTAATAGATTCTAATCTAAGATCATCTAGCTTTTTTATTGTAGATCCAGGAGCATTAAAATGAAATTTGCCTTTCCATGCTCCTTTTCTTAAATTCAAATTACCAAGAGAATCGTTTGTATCTGTAATTGAAAATTTTACAAAGGTTCCAAGGCTCATCATGTTTTCATAAATATTTGCACACAAAATAGATTCTGCAGGAAATCTAATGTTTCCACCTTCTCCCTGCAATTCTACTTTTGGTATTAATACGTCGCCTGGTCTTTGACTTGTTGCCATTATTGATTAACTTCTAACAAATTAGTTATTTCTTCATTAACATCATAAACATGGTCTTGACGTAAAAGAATTAATGTTTTATTATATTCATTTTTCTCTTGCTCATAATCATAAGCGCTAAAAGGAGAATAATATGATAATTCTAATGTATTAATTCCACAACCAGATATGTCTACTGAAGAAACAATAGTAACTGAATTATTTGTTGTTCTGCTTGTCATTGTTCCAATGAAGTTATAATCATTTTGAACATTTTTTAATATAATATTTGTTCCATTAGCATATTCAATTTCACCTTGTCCAACAATTGTACTTCCATTTTTAATAGTTACCATTTCATCTTCTTTGAATGTATGAGATCCAGATATAACATATTTTACAAGACGATTAGTTCTATGTGACCAATCATTTCTTTTTCTAGTATATGCTAATATAACACCTTTATTATCTTCTCTATATAAAGGAACCCAATACTTTTTTCTTTCTGGAACTAATGCATTATATGCTGATATAGTAATATCATCAGAAATTTCCCAATTATTTCTCCATGAAATAACTTTTTCTTGAGAATTTTCAATTGATCCATACTTTTTAAGTAAAAATAATTTAAATTGTTCTTCAGTCAAATAATATTCAAAGTAAGGATCTGTTATTTCATTAGAGAGATAAACCATCCAATCATAATAAGGATCCTCATATAATCTATCAGCAATTTGATCAGATCTTTCACTATTATGAATTGTATATGGAAAGAAAATATATGGATTCTGTCTAACTGACTGAACAAATTTTACTTTTCTTGTTATATCTATTGCCGCTTTATCATTATAGGATATAAGTGGAAATTTGGTAAAATAAGAATTATAAGCCATTAGAATCCTACTCCAAACCCAAGTGGACCACCGGCAAAATCTTCTTTTAACCAGTATTCAATTTCTAAAAGATTTATAGTAAATTGAACATCTGAAGGAGCATTTGTTTGAGAATAAAAAGCTGGATTACCATTTGGTGAAAAATTAATTGATATGCTTTCTACAACACAGGGTTTAAATTTATAAAGCCAATTATCATCTGGGTGTAATTTTACATTACATATATCTGGATATTTTAAAATAGCTCCTACTACTGAATCGGCTTTTGCTGGAAGCATATGATATCTAAATTTTGTTAATATATTGTTTATTAAAGTAGATTCTTTAGGATCATTTGGAGATAATCTCCATGCAAAAGAATGTCTTTTAAAAGTAGGAGATTTAAATAAAACAGTTAAAAATGGATTTACTGCTAGTCCATATACTTGTAAAGCCTGTGCACCTCCAGAACTACTAAGAAGAGATTGCGCACTGCCTACAAGTGGAACAGCGCCAGCAATTTGTCCACTTAAGGCGCCCGTTGCGGCTGTTGCTTGGCTTCCTTGTTTTAAACCATATTCAACACCTGCCCCAACTAATAAATTGCCTTGTGTTTCGTAATCAACTTTTTGTTGATCTACAAGATTTGCAGGCATTGGAAGTCTAATTGAGCCAATTCCGTTATAAAATGCTCTATCAAATATAGATCGTCTTTTATATTCTGAAAATTGAAAAGATATATAATGTTTATAATTTTCTAAATCTTGAGGAAAATGTGAATCACCAGAAAGATTAAAAGAACTAGCACTAGCAAGTTTGTTTATTGCAGTTACCGCTGCAATACCAGCAGCAGTTCCTGCAGCACCAGCAACTGCTCCACCCGCAGCTCCCAATCCAAACCAAGTTGCTATTTTTCCTAATCCAGCCATTTAAAAACCTTTATAAATATTTTTTATTATTTATTACATTAATTTGAAAGAAAATATGGCATATAAGGGATTTTTTAAACCTAAAAACTATAAGAAATACAAAGGCGACCCATCAAATATTATTTATAGATCAAGATGGGAACTTAAACTCATGACATATCTTGATGCGCATCCGGATGTTATTGAATGGTCAAGTGAAGAATTCTTTATACCATATCGATCTCCGATTGATAATAAAATCCATCGATATTTTCCAGATTTTTATGTAAAAAGAAAAGATAAAACCGGTAAAATTGAAGTACTAATTATTGAGGTTAAACCTTTTAAGCAAACACAACCGCCTGATCAAAATAAGAAATCTAAAAGATATATTCAAGAGGTTATGACTTGGGGAATAAATAGTTCTAAGTGGGAAAGAGCCCAAGAATTCTGTAAAGATCGAGGATGGAAATTTAAGATAATGACAGAAAAAGAACTTAACATAAAGTTTTAAACATGGCAACTTTATTTTCAGATTTAATAAAATTTGGTTTGACAAGATCAAACATAAAAACCAATATTAGCGATGCCAATCAATGGTTTCGTGATACATCCATGACATTTTTAAAAGAAATAAAAAGAATAGTTGGTTCTAGAAATAGAATTGAAATTGGAAGAATGTATCTTTTTTCTTATGATCCAAAAACAAAAGATAAACTTCCATATTATGATAAATTTCCATTAGTATTTCCAATTGAATCATATGGTGATGGTTTTCTTGGAATTAATTTTCATTATCTTCCACCAATACTAAGAGCAAGATTATTAGATGCTCTTTATGATACAATAAATAATAAGAATTTCGATGAAACAACAAAGTTAAAAATATCATATGATGTTCTAAAAGGAGCAACAAAATTTAGATATTTTCAGCCATGTGTAAAAAGATATTTATTTTCTCATATTCGTTCTGGTTTTAAAGAAATTGAACCCAATGATTGGACTAAAGCTATATTATTACCAACACAAAGTTTTCAAAAAACCAATGAATCTAAAGTTTATGCAGATTCTATTAGGAAAGTATAATGCCAGGATTTAATATTAATAACTTCAAATCACATATTAATGCTACTGGAACTTTAAATAGTTCCAAGTATCTAGTTAATATAGTAACTCCTCCTGGATTACTTGGCGGTAATGTTGATAATAATGGAGCAACTGTACAAAATTTTGGAAGGCAACTTTCTGATCTAATTACATTTAGAGGAGATAGAATTCGTACTCCTGGTATTGCATTTGCATCAGCTAATATTTTTAGATATGGAATTGGGCCTTCTGAAAAGAAACCATTTAATGCTACTTTTTCTGATATAGGAATTTCATTTATTGCAGATAAAAATGGTGATCTTTATTCTTTCTTTTATTCATGGATGAATTATATTTTTAATTTTTCTCCTGGATCAAATAATAATGCACCAAATAAAAATACTCAAAATTCCGGTTTAGCATCATATGAATTAACATATAAAAATTATTATGCTTCTGATATTGAGATAATTATCTATGATGATTCTGGAGAAAATCCCGTTCAAATATTTAGACTATTAAAAGCTTTTCCTATTTCATTATCAGAAATTGATTTATCATGGTCAAATAGAAGTTCTTTAATGAGATTAAATGTTAACTTTACGTATAAAGAATGGAAACTTGATAATGTAAATGTTAATGCTATGGCTAATGTTAATGTTCCACAAAACACAATTTCTTCTAATGGTGTTCTTCAATCTTTAACAAATACCATTAAACCTACCACAAGTCAAGCTAATATACCAACACCAGCAAATACATATGGAGCTGGCTCAACAGCATTTTAAAATGGAGTGAAATCTATGCCATTACCTAAAATTGATTATCCTATTTTTACAATTGAAGCGCCTTCAAATAAAAAATTATTAAAATTTAGACCTATGCTTGTTAAAGAAGAAAAGATTCTTCTTATGGGTAAAGCTTCTGAAGATGATGCTGATATTATGTTATCAGTAAAACAAATTGTTCAAAATTGTTGTTTGGAAGATGGATTTGATGTGGAATCAATTCCAATTTTTGATATGGAATATTTCTTTCTTATGATTAGAGCAAATTCTATTCAAGATGTAATTGAATTAAAATATATTGATAATGAAGATGAAAAAGAATATGATTTTAAAATTGAACTTAAAAATGTAAAATTAAAATATCCTGAAAAAGAAGAAATGAATATTAAGATTAATGATGATATGGGAATTATATTAAAATATCCTACAGTTTCAATCTTATCAGATAAAGAATTTTTAAATAAATCAAAAGTTGAAGATTCATTTATTCCACTCATTGCAAAGTGCGTTGATAGAATTTATGATAAAGAAAAAAATTATACAACAAAAGATTTTGATAATAAAGAATTAGATGAATTTTTGAATAGTCTAGGTATTAAAATTCTTGATAAACTTGGAGATTTTTTAGGAAATATTCCACATATGGAACATGCTATTGAATATAAAAATTCATTAGGAAGTGAAAGAAAAATTTATTTGAGAACTTTAAATGATTTTTTTATGTTGCGCTGAGCCACAACAATCTTGAATCATACTATATGAGTATATTCATACTGGCTCAGCACCATAAATATTCTATTAGTGAAATTGAAAACCTTATACCATTTGAAAGAGATTTATATATTGATTTGCTTAATAAACATATGACAGAACAAGAAGAAGCAACAAGGAATAATCAATAATGGTTAAAGTACCAAAAGTTGGCGGGACTGGAGCTACAGCGGCAGGAGTAGGTGCTGCCGCTGTTGCTGGTGGATTAATGTCAGCTTTTAGAAGTAGACTTGGTTCATTAGATGATTCTCCAGCAGATGCTAAAAAAGCTACAAGATCATCTGGTGGCACAATGTCTGTAGAACCTACTATATCAGGATTGGCCAAAGGAATTGAAAGATCAAACCAGTTACTAGGACAAGTTGCTTCAGCAGTTGCTATTTCTAATGATTTATTAGCAACACAGGTAAAACATCAAAGCAATACTAATAAAATATTATTAGGCATTGCTGATAATTTAGGAAAAGGTGGAGGAGGATCTGGAATAGCAGAAACTGCTGGTCTTGCCGCAGGTATTGCTTCATTACTTCCAGCACTTAAATTGGTAGGTAGATTAGCAGGCCCTTTAGGACTAGCAATTGCTGCATTTGAAGCATTTAGACAAGGGCCTCGTTCAAAAGAAGAACAAACTGAAACTAAAAAAGCAATGAGAGATTCGGCTGCTTCTAATATTAGAAGAGCTGGTGATACTTCTAGAAATGAAGCTATGAAGCTTATTCAAGAAGAAATGAAAAAAAGAAATTTAAGTTCTAGAGATGTTACATATGATAAGTTAAAAAGAATTATAACAGTTAAAAAAACTGGTGAAAAAATTGATATAGGTTCAAGAATATCTAATGATCCTGCTAGATCATTGGTTAGAAACATTGATCCTGTAGCAGATTCTTTAGGTATAGGAGCTCCGACTACTACTTCTTCATCTTCACAAAGAGCTAGAGCTCCAGCCATAACTTCAAGAAAATTAGGTTTTGCTGAACTTGTTTCTTTAGCAAAAGGTGCGGGATTTAATCAACAAGAATCAGTTACTATGGCAGCAATTGCTATGGCTGAATCTAGTGGAAGATCTGACGCTCATAATCCAAATGCATCAACTGGTGATAATTCATATGGATTATGGCAAATCAATATGATTGGGCGTTTAGGTCCGGCTCGTAGAAGAGAATTTGGTATAAATGCCAATGAACAATTATTTGATCCAAGAGTAAATGCCAAAGCTGCTTATAGAGTTTATAGGCAGCAAGGATTTAATGCATGGTCTGTTTATAAATCAGGCACATACCAAAGATTTATGGGTGGCGCTACAGCAAATGCTGGAGTTGCTCCAACATTTATTTCAAATGCTGCTCCAGCGTCAACTTCATCTGCTGGTGGTTCAGTAACTACACCACAAGCAGCTTTAAGCGGAATACTTGGTGCTGCTGGCATTAATATGAGCAATATGTCAACACCATCAATTGCAAGTACTCCATCTGGAATAATGGGTGGCGGCGCAATGTCATACACAAATACACAGTCAGCACCAGGTGGTGGAGCAGGCGTTGGAACTGCAACGGGTACTGATTCTGGAAGTGTTATGCAATTGCAAGGAAAAGCTGCTGGAACAAGAAGAGGCACTTTAAGTCAAAGACTTGTTAGTATCCTACAACAAGCAGCTAATGCAGCAGGTGTAACAGTAAAAGTTTATTCTGGTGGACAAAGAATGCCAGGTGCACCAGGTGCTGTTGGTTCTCATAGACATGATCAAGGAAATGCTGCTGATTTAGATCTTTTTGTTGGTGGAAGAAGACTTTCAGCAAACAATCCACAAGATCGTGCTATTATGGCAAAATTCGTAGCTACTGCTGTTTCATTAGGTGCTACTGGCGTTGGCCATGGAAACGGTTATATGGGTCCATCTAGAATTCATGTTGGATTTGGTAAAGCTGCTGTTTGGGGTGGTTCACAATGGATTAGAGAAGCATGGGCTGCTGGACGTAAAGGTCAAACAAATATTGGTAATACTGCTGATGCTAGAACTGCTGGAACTGGCACTGGCGCTGGTGCTGGATCAGCAAATATGCCGGCAAGAGGCTCTACTGAAACTGGTGGTGGAACACTTCCCGGCGCATTACAAAATATTCTTCGCGCGACTGGCATGTCTCCTGGTGGTGCTTCAGGTGTTGGGCGTGGAACTACTGGTAGTGTTGGAGCAGGTGGCAGTGGAATAACTAAAGCTGATGTCACAGCATCATGGGAAAAATATAATGAATCTGGAAATCCAGCAGATATGATTAGAGCTGATGCTCTTATGAAACAATGGCAAGCTAAAGGTGGAGATCGAACTCCGCAAAGAGAAGCTGCTAAAAGAGTATCAACAAAAAGAGGCAGATCAGGTGGAAGAACTGGTGGTATGCCATTACCACCGGTAAGACCGGATTTTGAAGGTGTAAATGAACCAGGCGGTTTAGATGCAGAATCACTTTCTAAATATGGATTAAGAGAAAAAAGTCCTTTTGAACGTTTGGATATGCGTGGGGTTTTAAAAACGGCAGAAAAAGATCCTTCTGCTTTAGATTATTTTGATTTTGATTCTGAAATGGCAAAAGATGCAAAAAGAGCGGCTATTGAAAAAGCAAGAAAAGAAGCACCAAAACAAGAAGGAACACCAGCACAACTTGCTGAAAAAAATAATGTAACAGCAAGAACAACTGGAAAAGCAAAAAGATTTGATGCAATTGCAGCGATGGAAGATGCTAGAATGGCAAGAGCAGTTCAAGCTCAACTTCCGCCACCAGAATTACCTGGCAAACTACCAGGAGTTTTAACAAATGAATCACTTGCTAAAATTGAAACAGGTCAAGATACTAATGTAGGTTCAGCTCAAGTGAGCCCATATGAAATGATGCCAAAAGCTCCACCTAAAATTCCACCAGAACAACCAAGACCTGTAATCCAAAATTTACCTAATCCTGGTATAATGGATCGTAATTTAATAGATCAAAAACAATTACCTGGTTCTGAACAATCTGTTAAACCACAAACTTCATTACCTTTTTCAATTGATATTGCTCCATCTATTGCAAGAGGAATGTCAAACGTACCACCCAATGAAGGAGATTTGTCATCATCATTTAGTTTAACAGTGGGTAAAAATAATTAAATAAAAAGGGAGGCTTAAGCCTCCCTTAATCTTTTAGCGATTGGCTAGATTCTTAAAGAATTCAAGACCGTCATCCTCATCATTAGATGATGCCATAGACATGGCTGGTTCCTTAGCCTTAAATGTTGGCGCAGGATCCTCATCATATTCTTCAGCCTTCATTGGCGCACGACCAGTCCCATCAAGGCCAAGTACTTTTTCAAGCTTCTTCTTTAGATCTTCATAGCTCTTAAAGTTACTTGCATTAACAAAAGGCTGTAAAGGATACTGAGTCTTCCAGATCTCTTCAAGCTTTTCATCATCGTCAAGCAATGGACCAGACTTACCAAAATCTGACTTATCATAATTACGATAACCTTCTACATTTCGAATACGTAGACGGAAATTTGCGCCTTCCCAGAAGTCAAAAGGATTCATTGGTTCTTCATCTTCAAATGAAGGTTCCATTACATCCTTCATCTTATCAAAGATCTTCTTACCAAACTTATAAAGGAATATCTTACCTTCATTATCTGGGTTACCTGGATCTGTTACAACATAGATATTAGCAACAAAATACAAACGTCGCTTTTGCTTGCGAACAATATCCTTGTTGGATTCAATACCAGAATTCCAAAGCTGAGAATTATACTCAGAAACTGGATCAGGCTTACCAATTGATGTTAGAGAATTTTCGATGTACCAAAGACCGGTTGGGCCTTGGAACCCATGATCCCAGAGTCGAACAAAAGGAGTATCTTCACCATTTGATGGTGGAAGAAAACGAATAATGGCTGAACCATTACCTGCCTTATCAACTGTTGGAGTCCAGAATCGGTCATCTCCGACCTTCTTTCCTGCAGATGGATTCTCCTTCTTCATTTGGTCAAGGAGCTTCTCCATAGAATTTTTAGATGTTTTTAGCTGTGCGAATGAATTCATTTATTTTCTCCGTATAAGCGATGTATTTGCGTTTTATCCACAGATACCATATTAATATATCAGGTTTATTCAAATTTGTCAATAACCATTTGCTTTAGTTTATTAACATCATAGTTTAAAAATGGACGGTACTTTAAGATCCTTAATGATATTTCATCCCAGATCGGGTCTCCATCCATTTTGTTGTTCCAATATTTGAAACAACGCACTAGATCCAAAAGGATTACTAGTGTTTCAAGACTAATTTCTTTTTGAAGATATAACTTCAACGCATAAGGATGAGAGTAATCTTCAATTACAAAATTAGAATCAAAATTCTCATTTAACTTATTTATATCAATCTTGAAATTATATGTCAAAGATTGAATTCGTTTAGACCAATCAATATATCTTTTTTGAGCTTCTTCATTATATGCAAGTTCACCAATCCAAGTCTTGGAAGTCTCGATCATATTAGCAATCAAGAAGTTTTTTGGATCCTGATGTTTAGCGAGTTTCATAAAGAAGAGCTTATCACGTCTAGCGTTAAAGCTCTTCTCCGTTGCTGTTTTTACTTTTCCATTATATTTGATATAGTCATAATTCTTTTGTGTGAAGTGTTGTTTCAATGCAATGTATTCACGATAACACTCGAACGCTGACATCATTCTTCTTTCTCTTTAAAGAATCTAAAAATCTATAGTAAAGACCTTTTTCTCTCCCATGAGCATCAATTTCCCATGGATGATCCCAGTACTCAATTTCTTCATAATTAACTTTAATACCATTCCATTTACAGAATGCGCCACTCATATTTTTAAGTTCACCATTAATGAATTGTTTTATATGAGTTACTTCGTGCGCTAATGCTGTAAGCATTTGAGTTTTTGGAAGTGCGGAATCCATAATAATATCATATGTATGTTTTTCTTGATCATCATCAAAGCATTCACCAAATATACCATGCTTTTTTAAGAGCTCTTTTTCAAATTGAACTCTTATAATTTTATTCTTAAGCTTTCTTTCTGGTATTAACTTTTCAGCATACCATTTGATAGCTTTTTTACATAAACTTCTGTTTACTTTAGTTGGTTGGCCTCTTGTTATTATCTTCATTTGACCTCCCATGGCGGTTTTAAATTGGTAGGCGACTTGGCCTCTTGATGAAATTTAGATTTTCTGCTTCTACTTGAACCTTTGCTTTAAGTACTGGATCCTTTTTAATCATATTTGCTGCATACTCTACTTCCAATTGGTGCTTTTCACACCATTGAACAATTGCATCAATATATTCAATACCGGAATCCTTATTAAGTTTTTCAATATCTTGTGCAAAAGTTGTACTGGAACTAAAGAAATCAATCACATTACTCATGAATAATTTTCCTTTATTTCTTTAATTCTTTGTTCAAAATAGGTAATGACAACATTTGTTTCATTATCATTACCTTCAATATGTTTGATAGTCAAATTGTTTTTAAGTTCATATTCAAAAATTGTTTTAATTAGGAAATCTATGGAATAACCATTAAATGGCATTGAATCCGTATAGAGTTCTTTATTAAGCATATTATGCATCCCTGGAAATAAAGTGAATCCTAACCTTCTCAGGAGAGAAGTACTTATCAACTACATCAACTACAATGCTTTCATCAAATGGCTTGCATGAAAACACGTCAATATAGAAGTTTCCATTCTTATCAACAAAATGACCTGTGATATTTGAAGTTTCGATCATCTGACAAAATGAAATGCCAGACTTTGAAAGATCGTGGGTTGCGAATCTTTCGATCCATGGCTCGCCGAATGTTTTCATATCAATCGCAACAACAAGTTCTTTTACAAAGTTGTATACGTTATCCTTAGATGATATTTTTTCTAGATTACCATTTGAACAATCTAGTAATAGATGATAGCCCCACGTATCTTTCATTATATTCTCCAATTACTTCTTAAACCACTTGGCAATAAATGCTGGCTGTGAAAGAAAATTCCAACCAATAATTAGACCCGCAACAAAACCCCAAGCAAAAGTTGAGGTGACTAAACTCCAAACTGCTTCGATCATTTACTTCTCCTTTTGTTTAAACACCACTATGTGGTTCCCAATAACATATTATATATCCTGCTGGACTTATGCAGGCCCAATATTTACCATCTGGCGATGGCCTTACTCTTCGATAAGGAATCGTTTCTTTTACTTTTTTCTTATACATGAACTCCAGCTCTTTTATTGGAGGAACTGGATTTGGAAACTCAAGATAGATTCCTTGTGGTGTTACTTTTCTTATTAGAGTCTTTTCATCAATAAATTTGCAATCATCACTGCCACAGCAATTTCTTTTAGTCTCTGGATCAACCTCTTTTCCATTACCCCACCATTCATGACCAACTGATGGAATAATCATACCACATAATAAAGCTAATGTCAATATTAAATGTTTCACAATGGCACCTCTGGATTTATGATGAACTCTTTAATAGCCATCATGAAATCAGAAGTTATATCGAAACCTTCATATGTTTTACCAATACAGAGTGATATAGGCATTGCAGTTTTGTCTGCCTGAAAATACCAGATATGAATCACTCTTTTTGTTTTTGTGGAATATATTATTTCATCGACTCTTGTATCACCCCGTTTTCTCATGAACGGAGCATACTTAGCTTCTCTCAACATGTTAAACGCAAATACGAATGGAACACATGTTGGTTCTTCTATTTTCTTTTCTTCTGCTATTGCCGCAGTGCTAAACAAAAGTAGAAGGACTGTAAGTATCTTGTACACATCCTTAATCCTTTATAAAGTGGTGGGTTTATTCTGTTTCCAAGTCAAACCCACCGAAAACTCATGCTAGGCTGCTAGAGCGTAACGAGGAGCAACATTATCGTTGGCACCTATAGTTTTTTGTTACGTTAACGGAGTTTCCACCCGAATGACTTGAAATATATTACATACCACGTCGATCCCTTTCACCCCCATAAAAATTTATTGGTGGAGGTGCCGGCATCCGAGAGCCGGGTCCGCAAATACTTTATATATTTCCATATAATTATCAACCGCCATTTCGTTGATAATAAAACGATAACAAACTATTTATACCAGTTCACCAATACTCTTAAAGGGGATTGGTTTGCCATTTGCGTCAACTACCATAACGCCATCAATTTCACCAACAATCTTCATCTTAACACCATATGCTACAGGCTTTACAACTTTACCATGCAACATGCGTACTTTCTGTTTTACCACATCACCTTTACGAGTCTTTACACCAGCCATTTTTATTCTCCTATGTTATTTTAAGTAGAATTGTATTTTCGTTTATTCTAAATGCTAGAGATGCTTCTCCTTTTGCTTCATCCATAAGTTTTCTTAATACTATTTTACCACCATTTAGAACTTTGTCAATAAAATATTCTGGTTTACGACCTGTTCTTTTTGTCATAGAACTAGATTCATCATATCCAATAATAGAAGTTCGATTAATATCTAGACCTGCAGGACCTTGTGCTCTAAACACGGTTAATGTTTTATATTTTGTATTGAATGTCCAGAGTTCATTACATCCAACAATTTTATCAGGAGAAACTGATGCAATCTTAAAGTTTGTATCTTCTTTTTGGAACTTAAAGTTCTTTAGTTTTTTCTCTATAGAAACAGGTTTCTTTTTACGTGGTGCTCTAGCTTTTTTAACATTTGTACCATAACGTTCTGCATCTTCAACAAGACGATTAAAAAAGTCAACTCTTTGTTTCAGTTGTTTTTTACTTAGATATGAATATCCTTCTTTAAGATCTGCATCTTTTCCAATATATGCATCACATAATTCTACCAACCATGGTCTATAGAATTCTGCTATTCTAGGACAATACACTGATGGAATATCATTTGCTTTAAGCCAATCATATAATGAAAATTTCATATCACCATCTTTAAAGATGTGTTCATCAATTATTGATTCAATTTCAGCAATAATATCAGATGTCTTATCGTTTATTTTCTTTTGAATATTAACAGTTTCTTTTTTTTCTTCTGCCAATTCCTGCACATCATCTTCTGATTTAGATAGTGCTTCCTTTAGTGACTTTTCAAGAAATGGCCTTGCTTCTTCTGGTAATGCATATCCACGATTAATAAGTCTAGCAACCCAAGCAGCAGTTGTAGGAACCCAAGTATCTTTGACTTTCTTAAAAGTTTTTAATTCTGCAGTTCTAGCTTGATTCTTAAGATAAGTTTCAAGATATTCTCTTGCATCTGAAGTGGTACACATATAGTTATACCATGTCAGAGCTTTTCCATACTGTGAAGAAGTGACTTCACCAACAAAAGATGGCTCGTCGCCAAGATACTTTAGATTAATCAGGTAATTTTCGGTCTTTGTTTTACGGACTTCTTTTTGTTTACGCTGAATTAATGATGTACGACGAGCCATTTTTACTTCTCCTATTAAGCATCAGCCATTTCAAGTGCAGTCTCAAGTGCTCGTGTTTTAAGAGCGCGATTAGGACCAAACCAAGCTGAAGTCATACGGGTATCATCATTACGACCCATCAAATGATCAGTCATATATGTAACAGCATTAAATGGCTGCCACCACGTTCCCTGCGCATATTCGGATCCAGGCTGAGTATCAAGAATGCTCATTGCAAGCTTTGCATTGCGAGAAAGCTCTTTGGTTTCTGTTTTTGCTTTAGAAACCGGAAAGATTCGCTGAAAATATTCTACAATATCTTCATTCTTAGCTTTCTTAGATCCAAGGAAAGAAGCCATTTCCTTATATTTGGCGAGCTTTTCAGTAGCAATACCAAGCATCTCTTTTACTTCATCGGGATTGAACTTTGTACGATGAGAAATACGAACCATCTTTTCAACCCGAGAGTTAAGAGATAGAGTCAATGTGTTATTACACACTACTCGAATTGGAGTGAATCGAACGTCAGTAGAACAACCATAACGATGGAAGTTTGAGAAGAGAAGGTAAGAATCAATACGATCACCTTTGAAAAGTTCAAAGGAATCCTTTACCTTGGCAAGTCCCCAAACAATCTGACCATCCCGAAGAGAACCAGCTGTATGCATTTCCATATCACCAGACATTACAAATTCATTGAAGAATTCAAATGCTTCATGATTCTGGACTTCATTCCAATCATCTGATACAATATCAAGAACTTCATGATCGCGATCACGAACAAGAGCAGATTTTCCAATAAAAACCTTCTTGCCATTAATTTCAGAATAAGCTGGAACTTTATATACATTCCAATTAAGACCGGCTGCTTCAAGCATCTGGTCAGGAGTAAGATCTGCCGGAACCTTGGTGCCAAGACCATGCCAAGGAACTTCGCCGGCATATGCCATCTGAGCCTTGCCATCAACCATTTCAATCATATGTGCCATGTTTGAATACCTCTATTTGGTTAGCTTACTTTTATATACTATCATATTCTGATAAAAAGTAAACTGTTTTTTGATTAGAACGAACAAAATATTTCGTTAACTCTTTTCAAATAGTGTAGCTTCTGCTTTACAAACACTCTAGGCTCTTCATGGTCTATGGCCATAATGATAACAATTTGAGGAACATAGAAGCCATATCTTTCTTCAACCATCAAAGCATATGCTGTAGCTTGAAGAAAATAATTCTCAATATCTTTTTCTTTTTTTATTCTTCTAGAAGTCTTAAAATCAACAACAGAATTCCAAGAATCATATTCACATATTAGATCCGCAGTACCAGCCGCTTGTAGTCTACGAGAATATAAGAAATGTTCTAGACCATATATGGTTCCAATATTATCATCTAAAATTCCACGAATTTGTTTAAACATATCAAGAGTAGTTGGCATTGATTTTTTTACATAATCTTCGCCAAGTAAATACTTTTCACAAATAGTATGAAATTGTGTTCCACGAACAGCAGCTTGAGTAGATATTCTATTTGCTTCTGCTTCTCCTACTCTTTTTCTCCATTCATAAAGATATGTTTTATCCATCTTTTCTCCTAAAATAGAAGTTACGGATTTAAACTTTTCACCTTCAGGAGAAACATAATATCGAGCGCCATCTATATTTTGGCGCTCGAGTTTATTCTTAGGTAAGAGTTTAAAATCAAAACTCTTACGCGATGATTTGGAGTTCATCTTTAACAATAATATATTCCTTCACCATGTCAGATCGAACAATATCTTCAACATCAAAGTCAATAAAAGAAAATGATTTCATTTTATTGATAATTCGCATGAATTGTTTTAGACCATTCTTTTCTTGTTCTTTGGTAAAATCAGATTGTCTAAAATCACCACAAAATATAATTCTACAATTCTTACCAACACGCGTAATAACAGAATCCAATTCATGTAAAGTAAGATTTGCTATTTCATCAACAATAATGATAGAATCATTAATAGTGATCCCGCGTATATAAGATGTGCTAATAAAGTCGATAAGGTTTTTAGTTTTAAGTACTTCATAAGCATCTCCTCTTCCAAATAGTTCTGAACATATAGAAGAATATGGGGCTTCATATACTTTTGATTTTTCTTTATTATTTCCTGGCAAAAAACCCATGTCTCTTGTAGGTACAGCAGATCTAACAATATATATTTTTTCGTATTGAGAATCACCTGATATAAGTTCTCTGAGCGAAAGATATAATGATATGAAGCTCTTTCCTGTTCCGGCAATTCCATGCAATAACATGTTTTTGCCTTTTTCAAATTCAGAAAACGTTTTACGTTGATTTGCAGTTAATGGTGATATATCTTTTAGTCTAAAATTAAGTTTAAAAGAAACATTGTTATTTTCATCTAAGACTCCTTGCTGTCGCAATATTCTTCTTTCTCTTTTTGTAAGTCTTTTTGTCTGCTGCATGTTATCTCTTTTCTAAAAAGTATTAATAGTAGATTTAGTAATCCCTCCCGAGTGTTTCTTTTTCATATCTTTTAAAAGATCACGAAAGCCATTATCAGGCTTTTGAATGCCAAGTCTCGTTGGATCGACTACATTCATTGTTTTTAATACTTGTTGGAGGTGGGGGTTTTCAGAAACGTACTTATCACGTTCTGATATTGACATTGTTATGTCAAATTCCTTTTTAGTCTTTGTATTTAAAAATGTATAGGTGGGCATTAGTACTTCCTATATTCATTAGAAGAGTAAGTATCTTCATAATCTTCATAATCTTCATCAATAAGACTTGTTATATCTTTAGTTTTAAGAGCACGCTCAAATCTTTTATTTTCTCTTTTATTTACATCGCTCATTGGCTTCCTATAATCATAATCTTCTTCATCATGAGAATAGTCGTTTTTCTTAAATCGTTTAAAGTTAGATTTACTCATCGATTAAACCTGGAAAGGTCTCCTTTACTAGTGCTTTATTAATTCCAGAATAAGGAATTTTCTTATCCTTTACATTAAGTAGAAGTTCTGCATCTTTAGGATCTACAGATTCTAATAGGTTAATAAACAATTGCTCTCTACGAACATTTGTTAGATTTGGATTTCCACCTTCAACAAATAGATATAGTTTTCTTGCTTCCTTATAGAGAATGCCATGACCATCATGATATTCACTTTTCTTAAAAGGTGGCGCACCTTCTGGTAACAAGAATTTTAGCGTTGGATCAAAAGCATACAATAGCACATTACGTAGAGCACTATTATCAAACTGCCTAAGATATTCGATCTTTTCCTTCTTTGTTTTCAGTTTTGATGCATTCTCAAGAATTTCTGAGATCGAAAGTCTCATTAAAAATCTCCTATATGTTCAATCAAGTTTTTCAATTTATTTTTTACGAAGTAGTTGAATAAATGTTTCTTATCTTTATTTTCTTGGCGAGTATATTCCTCCATGATCTTTTCTTTAATTTCTTCTGGAACCATTGAAAGATCAATAAGTTGCTTATTACGTACATAATTTCTCATCATACGCTGATCGCAAAATTCAGAAGGATCTTTTGTAACCCAATCAGCTAACTTTTTTGATGTAATTGGAGTTTGCCTTACACCAATTACAAAACAATCATCCTGCGATAAAAAGTTTGGAACGCCATCACCAGCATCACCACGAATAATATGCTCCTTAAGATAAGTTTCAGGATCATTATGATGAATATTCTTCTTCCTAACAGGATCATATTGCTTTACATTAGCAAAACGATGAAGCTGAATAAAATCCTTATCACCAGAAACAATAAGAATCTTTTCACCAGAATTTAAATCTGATCCAAAGTGAGTTGTCAATGTTGCAATAACATCATCAGCTTCAGCCGATTCAATATTGATAATTCGATAAGGAAAAAATTCAGTAAGTTCAGAACGAATCTTATTCATCGTTTCAAAGATTGCATTCCAGTCAAGTTCAGATTTTTGAATATTTTTCTTACGATTTGCCTTGTAATAAGGAAATAGCTTTTTACGCCAATAGTTCTTATTATCACAAGCAATAATCATCTCTCCATATTCATCCCTAAACTTTGAATTATAGGAACGAAGAGAATTAAGAACCATATGCCTAACCATACTTTCTTCAAGTGGAGCATTAGTATGTTTACCAATTTGCATAAGAAGATTGGAAATCATAACCTGGTTCAGGTCCACGATAATCATAATATATCCTTTAGTCGTTTATCTCAGATAATTGTATATTATTTTTTACAACAAGTAAACCGTCTTTTTCAAGAAAAAATGCATTTTCTGCTATATCTTGAAAAGGATGATAGATTTTATATTGCTTGCAAAGCATTGATCTCATGGCTTCAACTAAAAGAGCTCCATCTTTTAGCTCAGGAACATCATCGGTTTCTTCATCTATACCAAAATCAAAACCTGAAGCAGCCAATGATTGAAAAATAATTGGCACAATTGTTGAGATTGTTTCTTGGATATGAACTTGCTTCATTGTATCAACGCTGTTTATCACTTCATCAAGATTTCTTGGTGGGTGCTTATATGTACTTGGAAATAGTATTACGTTATTGCTTTCCATAAATTGCTCTTATGAGTGGTTCATACTTTATTTATATTTTAGTAATTGTAGACAAATTTTGCTGATGGAATTTCTCTTGGTTCATTAAGAAGAGAACGAACCAAAGATGCCCATTGCTGCTTTCTTGCTTCCCAATTATAGAAAACATTTGCATATTCTTTCTGGCTTCTAAGAGTATCAGAAAGTTTATTTTGCTTCAAATCAGCAATTGTTGAGTTAAGAATAGAATAGAACATTGAGGCATGCTTATTTAGATCTTCATGATAGTGATACATCATAGTCCAATTTGCAGCAGTTTCATACAATGCTCCATAATTTGGATGAACACATACCAACCCAGCAGACATTGCTTCCATTAAACATAGGCATGATGTTTCTTCCCATGTTGATGGATAAGCAAAAATATGACAGTTTTTTAAACCTTCACGTACTTCTTCATTTGATTTTGTTCCATAATAGTTAATCTTAGGATGCTGTTCCAAAAGATCAAAAAGCTCTTTAAATTGTTCATCACGCTCTGGCCATCCATATAGTTTAAATGATGAATAAACATCAAGTTCTACATCTTCATGATTCTGTGATAGCTTATCAAAAACATGATAAAGAATATTTAATCCACGATGAGGTGTTGATGTATATACAAGTCTAATAACATCATCAGGCTTTTGATGATCTTCAATTGGATTAATAGCATTTGGCATTACAATACATTTTGACCAAGGAATATTAAATCGTGTAATATAATCTTTCATTTGATAATGAGAAACAAAAACTATCTTATGAAACTTTTCCCACCCCTTATTCGCAAGATGCTGAACTTCAGGATCAAGAGCCAAGTCATGAACCCAATAGATTCTAATCTTATCATTATGAAGTTCTCTAACACGGGAAGGAATAATCTGACATTCATTAATCAATTCTGGTTCAAGAGAATCATGCAATTTTTTAAGCATGAGTTCAGTTCCACCCATGGCATTTTTTGATAGTTCATTATTTTCCATAATTATTCCCCAGATACATATATAAAATCCATAAAGGATCTATCAACATTTTTATAGCCAATAGACTTCATATATTCTTTATTTTCATCAGTTCCAAATCGTTCACCAATAATAACAGGCCTAAATTTATTAATGGTGTTGATTGCGCCTTGAATTGCATTCTTTTCAAATCCTTCAACATCAAGTTGTATAAGATCACACGCATCAAGATTCAAAGAATCAATTGACATCATAGGAACATGAAATTCATTTGGATTAGTTACATGATGCATTCCAACATTATCCATGCTTGGACGTTGCAATCCAACAATGCCGTTTCCATGGCCAATTGCTGCATTAAGTTTAATGACATTATCAAAAGGCGTATTGTTTACCATACAATGAAAGCTCAGTGGATCAGGTTCAAATGCATATACATATTTAAACTTTTTGGCATAAAAACGAGCATGCATTCCACATGAAGTTCCGCCAGTAACAACTACATCTCTATTCTTCAGATAATGAAAATACTTTATGCTATGGCCTTTGATCCAATCCCGCATTGGACCATCATTTTCATCACCAAAACAACCGGTATCGGACTTAATCCAATACCAATCATTTTCTCCCATAACATCAATTTTTCTAATTTCAACTAGATCATTATAACTCATAAAGGTTTCCACTCATTAACAGAATCAATCCTAAAAGAACGCCAGGATTTAAGATCAACTTCCCAAATCGCAATTACATTATCATTCTTCTTTTTCGAAATTGATTCTTCAAGGTCAATTTGTTGTGGAAGAAGATCTTCTTTTAGAGTAGACTTCATTGTTCGAACTTCACCATTAACCTTAGTAAAGTTAACTTCAACAATTCCGCTCCTAAGAGCATTCACAAGCTCATCACGATTAATCATAATTTATTTATCCATTTAGCTGGGTTGTGTTAGTTTCAGTCTGTTCATTTAGTTGTTTTACTAGATCATTATACCCACCAAGAAACATTCCATCTTCGGCTATTACAGGAAATGTTCTGGCTGATGGATAATGAGAAAGTATCCATTCACGATCATAGTCTTTACCGAGCAAGAATTCCTTATAAGGAATGCCTTTTGATTCAAGAACCATTTTTGCCTTGGTACAAAAGATACAATCTTTCTTTGAATATATTTCAATCATTGTTGAGTTTCTCGTTCCAATATTCTATAACATCAGCCCAGATTCTTGGATTATATCCGTTTTCAATCATGTCAGCTTCAACCATAATTTCAAGATCAGAATTCATTTCAGTGTTCTCCATTTCAAGGTTACAATATTATTATATCATAGTCTCTAAAAAATGTCAATCAATTCTTGAAATAACATCATCTAATAAAATTTCTATAGCGTCTAAAGTTTTGTCTCTGCCAGCATTCACAAGGAAAATATTTTTAGAAGTAGTCATAAGAATTGTAGCCAGAATCAATAAGTCTTCTTTAGATTCACAATGATATATCATGCTTTCCAGAACTTTATGATGTCTGGCTAATTTTCTTATGGTATTTCTATCAGTATTCAATCGCGTTCTTCCGTGCCTATTAAAGCCTGTTTAACCAACCATTCAATAGAAGCAATTTTAGATTCCGGTTCGGAAACAGACTTTAGTACTTCTTGTATTTTATTTAGGCAATCTACGCACCATTTTAAATTTACTTCAGTAAAATCAATATCTTCATTAAGCATTTCATTATCCTATTCTACGATATCCAAGAACCTTTCTCTTTGGATACATTGCCACATTAACAGCTTTACGCTGATTACCACCCAACACTAGTATATATCTAACACCACGAACAACTGTTTCGCCCATATAGAATCCAACATGACCTGATCTACGAGAACGACCACGCTTGAATACTACAATATCTCCTTTTGAAGGTCTCCATGTTTTCTTACCATAAGAAAGAAAACTACGAGCCATTAGAGACCCAGTACCTTCATGACCTGCCTTCTTCAATATAGCATTAGCAAAAGCAGCACACCAAGGAATACGCATAGGATCAATCTTCATAACTGTACGAAGTGTACGACGATTTCTTCTAGCAGACATACCTTCATATTTACGAGCAATTACTACATGATTCTTTTCAAAGATTGAACGAAATGGTAATGGAAAATCATCATTATTGTTTTGTTCAAACAGTACAATACGAGTTCTCTGTCTTAACTTACGAACCTTCTTTTTACGAGCAGTTCTAGTAGGTTTTGCTACAACTTTATTTCTCTTTTTAAAAGATGCCATCAATGCTCTATCGGCAGCAAAGAAACTAGCAGCACTATTGTCTTCATTATAGTTATCATTTTGACTAAAGAAATTTTGAAAAAAACCTCTATATTGATTTTCTTTCTTTTCTGGTTTCGGAGCAGTCTGTGCTGGCACCGAATCCATCTTCTTTAGTCTATCGCAATATCTCTTCCACTTACGATACTTGCGATACTTCTTCTTTTTGTTATATACATTACAACGATATGTATATAATTTCTTTTTATCCTTTTTTACAACTTTACTATGAGACCTATTTGGTCTAGCTTCGCTTGGTGTTGGCATCGCAAAAAATAAGCCGAGTGCCATTGCTATGGCTAGTGTGAATATTCTCATTTTTGTCCTCTTTGTTATGGGATTCGCCTAGTCCCTTTTATTCTCCATGAATGAAATACTTTTTATTTATCTAGACGCCTTTATTAATAAAAATTGGATCATGATCATACATTCTTTCATTTAATGATTCTTGAATTCTTACATTTTTTTGTGGAAGAATATCTATCAATAAATGAATTCTTGGATTATCACTATCATTATAAGCAGAATGTTTTACTCGTGTATTAAACCACCAAATATCACCTTCTTCAAACAAGTATTCATCTTCTTCAAAAACCTGTCTACTACCTTCAGAACTAAGAACAACATGATATCTATCTCTTAACATATAATAACATCCAGGATCATAATGAGTTTTTACATCGCTGTGAGAATTTAAACTGGTTATTGTTACATTTCCAAGTTCACCGGTTCCTAGCATTTTACAAAAAGTTTCTAGAAAATTAAAATATGGAATTAATTCTCTATAATATTTTTGTGTAATAGGAGAATTAATACTTCTTCTAGACCAAACTTTTGATTCCGATTCTGTATTTAATTTTTCAGGAACCCTTAAAGCTATATTTTTTGTATTAACCTGAGCTTTATATTTATTTTGTCTACTTTTATTAAGATCCCACCAGTGTGGTTGAATTATTTTTAAAAGTGTAATTCTTTTATCATCGGGTATTTTACCAATTTTTATTGCACCTGGTTGTTTTATAGATTTACCTCTTGATAACATGTCTGAAAAAGCTTGTGCACATAATACTCTAAAATCATCTTTTTCATCATAATAATCTATAATTTTGTTTATTTGTTCATCATAATACATTAATTATAACTTTCTATTAATTTAAATAAATCATAATTTTTATATGGAAGAACATCTATAATTAAATGAATTTTTTCATTTTCAAATACATTATGATTTGAATAATGCATTTTTATATTATACCACCACATTTCACCTTGTTTTAAATCAAAACTACCTTCATCAAAAGTATGAATATTTTGATTTTCATTTTTTAATATAATATGATATCTATCAAGTAAAATATTATATCTATTTAAATCTAATATTTGATTTTCATTATATCCGGAATAATATTTTTTTAAATTTAAATTAAACATTTTTCCATAACCAACATTATGAGAAAAATCATTTGCAAAATTTATTATATCAATATTTTCTTTAATATTAATATCGTTTTTTATTATATTTAAAAAATTATTTCTTGCTTCATCATTTAAATCACCAACCTTAATAGCACCTGGTTGTTCAGTAGTGTAAGTTAGTCTTGCAGAAAAAGCAAAATTAGCAACATAACGATATGTTTCGTCTAAATCATAGTTCTTAACTATTGATTCGAGATATTTTTCTAAATGCATGATTAATCCAATTTTAAATGTGTCTGCCTAACTCTAACAGATATCCATTTATTATAATATTCTTCACTGATGACTGCATCGGATTGAAATTGTTCTTTGGCTTCAAAATAAGAACATTCACCTTTTGTTTTACATAACCTGAGTATTTCTCTTTTAAAGTTATGTTCTCCAATCTCTTTTACTATTTCATTAAGAATATCAGAAGATCCATAATATTCTTTCCAATTGGATTCAACCTTTAATCTTTTTCTTTTCTTTTTTATGGTTTTATATTTTGTTGACCAAAAGAATTTTTTTCCAATATATTTCATATTATTAGTCATATTTGTTATAATATAAACATAACCATAATAATTGTCAATATCTTCGGAATCAAATATTTTGTTTTTATATAGCCACGGGTTATCATAAGACATATTCAAGAACTCCTTTGTTCCTAAATATTTATTAGCAGCCGCGAGGATTCATCTCATCTTCTTCAAGCCATTCATCTAAGTCTTTATCATCATATGATAATTTTTCTCCACAGAATGGACAGAATTCTGCTGGCATGTCTGAATCTGAAACTACAGCAAATTCGATTTCACATTCATTACATGTAATTTCATTTTTCACTAGCTTTCTCCTTTATTAGTTGTTTTACATCAACAACTTTTTCTTGTTCAATAATATCTATAATATAGTTTGTAAGATCAATCTCTTTCTGGACAAAGAACAATTTGTTTCTTAACTTCTCAAGTTCATTATGATAGAACTGAAGCTCTTGCTCTTTTCTTTTTCTTATCTCATATATATCTTCTAATAAGATAATCTTTCCAGTCACTACAAACTAAACCCCTTAAATGTATCTTCAGTAACGTCTTTCTTTACACCACCAACAATGTAAGAAGTAATTTCTGTTTCTTGTGGTGCCACTTGAACTTCAGCACCAGAAATCCACTTCTCAGTCCATGGTAATGGATTAAAACCACCTTTATATGGAGGCTTTAATCCAATAGAAGTCATTCTCTTATTTGCTATCCATTCTATATATTCACTTAGCAATGCTTCATTTAGACCAATCATAGAACCATCTTTGAAAAGATATCTAGCCCATTTCTTTTCTTGTTCAACAGCATCAACAAATAATCTAATGCAATCATATTCAGTCTCATCACGAATCATTTCAAAGTCTTTATCTTCTTTGACTAGTGCTTTAAGCAATTGCTGAGTTCCAGCAAGATGTAAATTTTCATCACGTGCAATCAACTTAATGATCTTTGCATTACCTTCCATCTTCTTCAATTCAGCAAATGCCCATGAACAAGCAAAAGAAACATAGAAACGAATACCTTCTAAAACATTCACCGACATAAGTGCAAGCCAAAGTGCTTTCTTATGTTCATAATTAGAATAATTAATTTTTACATCTTGATCAATTTTATTATTAAAATAAATCAACTCATCATAGTACTTACTAATATCTTTTGCACAGTCTACAATCTCTTCAATATCATTTATTTCATCAAAAACTTTAGAGGGATTCGAATATATGTTCCTAATAATGTGGGTATAACTTCTACTGTGTATTGTTTCGCTAAATGTCCAGGTAGTGATCCATGTTTCGAGTTCTGGAAGGGAACAAATAGGACCAAACGCTGCTGTTGGTGCTCTACCTTGTACAGAATCGAGTAGGATTTGTCGCTTGAGGTTACTAGTGAAGATATGTTGTTCATGTACAGTTAAATCTTTAAAATCTTTAGCGTCTTTATAAATTTCAATTTCTTCAGGACGCCAGAAAAAACCGAGTTGCCTGTCTGTGAGCTTTTCCAACCATCCATACTTTTGTCTATCATATCTTGCAATAGTGGGTGTGTCATCAAAAAATGCCTTCACTTGTGTATGATCTTTTTTATTAGTGTAGTCGAAAACTTTCATTTATTTTCTTTCTTCCATTTCATATTCGTAACGATCATCATCTGATAAAATCCATCTAGATTTATTTTCTACTGTCCAGAGTTCAGTACCAAGTCTACGATCTACAATGTTCTTTCCCCATTTAGTTATATATGATGGTTCAAAAACTTTAACTCGATTATTAGGCTGAATCGCATAGTTGCCATCTTCTAGTTCTATAATATGTCCACATTTATGTTGTCCTGGAATTTCGGAAAATCCTGTATCAATAACATTTGAATCTCCTGCAGCCCAGTCTAAAGTAAACAAATATCTACCAGATTTTTCTTCTTTATTTCTATTATAATATACCATTTTTTTATTAGAAAGGAAACTAAAAGTTGTTACACCAATATGATAACTAAAACTGTCCCATAAAACTAATTGATGTAGTTCTTCTTGAGGAGTATCTTTTTTAGAACAAAATGCATGAATAGGCATTCTCCACCAAAGTCCTCCATCTTCCATTACAAAATGAAATAGTGGTGCCATACCTGGTATGCTTGCCACACCTATAATAAGGCATGGCAAGTAATCATCGTTTTGTGCAAACTTGTGTGGTCTATTTTGCAAAAAATTAGTTCTTACAAATGCTTCTATTGGTGGAATATTAGCGTTTATATAACTCATATGGTACAGCTCTCACAATTTTCTTCGTCGGGCGCGCCAGCTGAGAGTTCTGGTAGATTATCTTCGATTTCCCCAGCACCATCGAAGGTGTTAAAGTAGTAAAGTTGCTTTCCACCGTACTTATAAAACATCAACATATGCTTTAGCATTTCTGACATTGGAATTTTATCATCTTCATAAAATGTAGGATTATATGAAGTGTTTACAGAAATACCTTGGTCAATGAACTTCTGGAGGATCGCACAGATTTTAAGATAACCCTCCGGTGACGCTTGATCCCAGAGGAGATCATACTTGTTTTTGAGCTTACGGATTTCCGGGACCACCTGCTTGAGTACACCGTCTTTACTTTGTTTAACCGAGACCAAAGAGCGGGGTGGTTCAATGCCATTAGTCGAGTTGCTAATCTGTGCTGATGTTTCTGATGGCATGAGAGCCATAAGTGTTGAGTTTCTAATTCCATGCTCTTTAGCTTCCTCAGCAAGTTTCTTCCAATCAAAACGATATGTTGGTTTACCAGTTAGTTCATCAACATCTCTTTTATATGTATCAATTGGCATGATACCATTACCATACTTAGTCTCATTAGACTTAGGACAAGCACCCTTTTCTTTTGCTAGATCGATTGATGCTTTAATTAGATAATAAGACCAACCTTCAACAAAGTCATGTAATTTATTTAAACCTTCATGATCAATATTAGAGTATGATAGCCCATTTTTAGCCAACCAATAAGCAAGATTAATGATCCCAACACCCAAAGGTCTACGAGCCATTGTGGAGGACCTTGCAGCACGTATTGGATATTCTTGATAATCCAAAAGTTCATCAAGAGCCCGAACAGCGAGATTGCAAGGGCGATCAAAGTCAGCAGGATCATTTATCTTACCCCAGTTAATTGCAGCCAAAGTACATAGCGAAATTTCACCTTCTTCATCATTAATATCCTTCAATGGCTTTGTGGGTAAGTCTATTTCACAGCACAAGTTGCTCTGTTTAATAGGTGCTAATTCTTTAATAAAAGAACCATGATCATTTGCATGATCTACATTCATTAGATAGATGCGACCTGTATCCTTACGTTCCTGCATAAAAGCAGAGAATAGTTCAATAGCAGGAATCGTTTTCTTTCTAATTTTTGTTGAGCGTTCATATTTCTCATACAACTCTCTAAACTTATCTACGTCAACAAAGAAAGCATCATACAGATCAGGAACATCATTGGGAGAGAATAGAGTAATAACGCCACCGGAAAGGAGTCGTTCATACATTACCTTATTAAATTGAACGCCATAGTCGAGGTGGCGAATACGATTATCTTCTGTACCTTTATTATTCTTTAGGACCAATAGGTCTTCGACTTCAAGATGCCAGATAGGGTAGTACAAAGTTGCTGCACCTCCTCGAACACCGCCTTGTGAGCAAGACTTAACCGATGCTTGGAAGAGTTTGTAAAAGGGAATGACGCCAGTATGCGTAGCATCACCCATGCGAATAGGAGAGCCGATAGCACGAATACGACCAGCGCCGATGCCAATACCAGCTTTCTGAGAAACATACTTAACGATTGCGGAACTTGTAGAATTGATGGAGTCCAACGAATCATCTGTCTCGATAAGTACGCACGAACTGAATTGCTTTTGAGGAGACCTGAGGCCTGCCATAATAGGAGTTGGTAGCGAAATTTCAAAATTAGACGTTGCATCGTATAGGTCCTTTACCCATTTCAATCTATCTTCTTTATAGTTACGAAACAGAACCATGGCAATGAGCATGTAACACATCTGCGGAGTTTCGTAGATTTGTCCAGTAGCACGATTCTTAATAAGATACTTGCCACGGAACTGTTCCATACCTACATAAGCTAGATTAAAATCCCTCCGATGATCAATGTAATTGTTAAGAATGTTAATATCGTCATCAGAATACCAAGATAATATTTCTTTATCATAGTATCCGATATTGATAACATTCCTAATGTGAGTACCGAGATCAATAGGATCGAACTGCCCATATACCTTTTTCCTTAAATGATAATTAATCAAGCATCCAGCTGCATATTGATAGCCAGGGTTTTCCTCTGAGATAAGGTCTGCCGCCGCTTTGATTAATGTTTCTTGGATATCGGTAGTTTTAATTCCATTATAAAATTGAATATGTGAACGAATTTCGATCTCAGAAACAGATACACTGTTCAAGCCTTCACACGCCCAAGTTACTACCTTGTGAAACTTATTAAGATCCAAAGGTTCTTTT